TCCTCCTTTTCCTTTTCCTCCTTTTCCTTTTCCTCCTTTTCCTTTTCCTCCTTTTCCTTTTCCTCCTTTTCCTTTTCCTCCTTTTCCTTTTCCTCCTTTTCCTTTTCCTCCTTTTCCTTTGTCACCTTGAGATGGTCCAGATGCTGGTCCATTGTCACTTTGAGATGGTCCAGATGCTTGTGCTCCTGGTGGTTTTGCTCCAGATGCTGGTGGTTTTGCTCCTGGTGGAGGTGGAGGTGGAGGTGGAGGTGGTGGTTTTGCTTTTGGTGGATGTGGAGGTCCTTGTTGTCCAGATGCTGGTGGATGTGGAGGTCCTTGTGGTCCAGATGCTGGTGGTTTTGCACCTGTTGCTCCTTGTGCTCCTGCTTGTGACCCTGTAGTTCCTGCTTGAGTTACTGCTGTTGATGCTGGTGCTAGTGTCTGTCCAGTGCCAGTTCCAGGTCCTTTGCCCTGAGTGCTCTTGTCTTTACCAGGAGTTGTTCCCTTTCCTGCTTCTGCACCGTGTGGTTGTGAATTAGGGTGATGTGTATCGTGCATATCCATAGAACCCATACCCATACTACCTTCAGAACCTAAACTGTTACTATTTGAACTACCAGTTGCTTCAACAGTATTACCATCTGTTCTAGATTTATTTCCTGGTGTATCACCTTCTAATTGTAATGAAGGTTTTTCTGCGTTAGTGCCATCAGCAGGTTTTTCAGCTCCTTCAGCAGGTTTTTCAGCTCCTTCAGCAGGTTTTTCAGCTCCTTCAGCAGGTTTTTCAACGTCAGCGCCTTGTTTTCTATTAGAAGACTGGGATTCAGCAACTTCAGTGACACCATTTGCTTTTTCAGCGCCTGCCTGAGTTCCTTCACCAGAACTAGATTGAGCATCTGAATTATTATAACCCTGTTGATGTTCCCTTAAAACTTCTTTTTCTTTTCCATTGGTAACACGAGTTTTCGGTTTTCCTGATAAACCAGAGGAACCTGAACCACTAGAACTAAAGGAACTAGTATCACCGGATGGACCAAATGGAACACCTCCAACTTCTAATGGACCTGCTTCAACTGGAAACATTGTTGTCCAATTTCCTGAACATGGTTTACCTGTATTTCTTGAATATGTTGTTAAAGGTTCTAAATTTGTTACTGTATGACCATTATAATTTCCCTTAATTAATTGTTTATCAGTATATACGTTACCATTTACACAACGCTGACCATTTCTGTTAACCATCAATACGTTACCCAATCCACCTTGTTGTATATACCTTTTTTTTATTGTTTTATTTTTCTTAGTTCTTTTGATATGTGTTTTTTTTCTGTTTCTTGAACCACCTGTAGCGCCGCCAGATCCGCCCGAACCAGAGCCTGAACCCGAACCAGAGCCTGAACCCGAACCAGAGCCTGAACCCGAACCAGAGCCTGAACCCGAACCAGAGCCTCCAGAGCCGTCAGAACCACTAGAGGTTGAGCTAGGAGCAGCAACAGTTGAACTAGAGTCACCAGAACCAACGCTAGGAGAAGAGGTAGAAGGAGCATAGTTAGATTTTTTTTCCGAGACTACGCTCTGTGTTCTGGTTGATAACGGTGGTTCACCTGTTACTGCCGCATCTGATGGTCGCATAGCAGGTTCATGTGACACACCTTCACCGTCGAAAGTTTGCACCAGACCAACTTCTGCGTAGTTGGATTTAGCATCTCTAGCACTGTTGTAAATCGCTGGTTGTGCTGGGTCTGGCGTTTCATAAGTTTGTTCTGGACTATCTCCAGAAGCTAAGTTATCAGTTGGTTTTGCTAGATTGTAAAGTGGACTACCTCCAGAAGCTAAGTTATATTCAACAGGTTTATTAGTTTGTTCTTGATATACGTATTCAGGTTGATTAGGGTTTTCTTGTATATTAGGTTCGATATATTCACTACCATTTGCTTCAGGTGCTGGTGCTTCAGGTGCTGTTGCTTGATTGTAAAGTGAATCACCACCATTTGTGTCGGATTCACCCGGTATATTCAAATTAACAACATTAGTAGGTGTTTCGATTCCATTGTGTCCTTCAATAAGTCTTGTTCTATTACCATCACTATTTGATTCGGTTCCATTTAGTCCTTCAACAGGTGTTGTTCTATTACCATCAGTAGTTGATGCGGTTCCATTTAGTCTGTCTAAATTAATACCATCAATAGTTGATTCGCCTCCATTTAGTTCTTCAACCGGTGTTGTTCTATTACCATCAGTAGTTGATGCGGTTCCATTTAGTCCGTCTAAATTAATACCATCAATAGTTGATTCGCCTCCGGTGTTTATATTTATAGGGGTTTTGACTTTTTTTGGGTTTCCTGATGAAGAAACACTAAAACGAGAACCTTTTTGACCTCCTGGACCTCCTGGATTAGGTGATACTCCATCTGAAATCTCTTCAAACCTAGGTAATTCTATAGGACCTCCACCTGGATTTATAATAATATCAGGATTGTTATTGTCAGAAAGTCTAAGCAAACAATAGGGAGTTGGTTCTTCTCCAACTATTAATCTTAGAACATCAGCATTTGTTACTGTAGTTAAGTTACCCACATTTTTTTTTACTGAAACAGAACCCACTGGTGTTTTTCCTAGGGTTACACTCTTTTTATTTCCACTAACTAATGATAGTTCTTGCATTTGTCTTCCACCAATCATTCTTAATATACTAAATTATTTTTTTTGTTAAAATCATAAATAGTTAATAAGTTAAAACCTTTTATATCTTGATTTTCTTCACTATAAGACCAATTCAAGTCCGGGTCTATGGTGCAAATGTAATCAGCTTCTGCTAAGGTGTTACAATATCCTATAATGGTGTCATCCCTCCAAACAAACGAAATACTAGAATACATTTTATTATTTAATGATTAATTATTTAAATTAAAAAATAGTAAGTATTATAAATGGAGTCCGGCAAACCTCAAGAAAGTAAAAATCCTAAACCAGTCATTCATCCTGGGTGGGTTACACGATACAGTGTCATTGATACAACTATAAAAGATAAAAAAGAAATTGATACCTGTAATACTGGTAAATGTGCGTGCCTTACTTGTCATCCCCTAGATGACATTTTGAATTAAACCTGAATACATCTTATTAAACTTATTATCAAATGACATCTGTGCTCCTGATAAAATACCAGTCATATTATCTATTTTATCAACAACGATATCTCCATTAATATCGGAATATCCAATCTTTCTAATTCCTAAACCTCTAAGAGTTTCTATACACTTCTGGCAAGGCTTACTCTCTGTAACCTTGAATTTATCGTGACGCTCGCACTGAACATTAACACGCACTACCCATACTATAAATTTACTAATGCTTCTAAGTGTCCATTTCTTTCCCTTTCGCCTACTCATTCTATTAATGAATTGCCTAACTACATTTACTTCTGCGTGCTCACAGTAGTAAATATCATTTAGACTCTTAGTTCTTGATGTATTCATACCATAGTAAATAGGCTTACTACCCTTGCTTAATACAGACCCATGCTTAATTTTTAAGTCGCTACGCTCAGCGTTACTATAAGCAATACTAGTTAGTCTCTCTGGACGTCCCATATATTAGGGATTGTTATGTGTTTATAAGTAATTAATATTAATAAATTCAATTTTAACCCCTATAATATTCTTCACAATTTTCAAACCAATACCGTGTTTGAATATTTTTCTCTCCATTTTCATTCATTTCACCTAACCATAATCCACAATCTCCATCTTCAGTGTAATATTCATTCTTAAACCAACAATCTGGGTATTTGTCTAGTAGATAACCTAAATATTCATCAACTGTATTGTTTCTATATAAAAAATGAATTTCTAGTTTATTGCTAGTAACTTTACCATCATCTTTCTTAGTAGGTTTCTGTCGAACCATACGACAACTTGCCCAAGATTCAGTAAAATAATTATTTTTAAAGTATATTAAATCTTTATCTCCTGTTATTTCTTCGTCTGATAGATTTATTCCACCATTTTCAATAATGTCTAAAGTATTACTGGGTCCAAGTATAGTAAGATGATTATGTCCATCAATTCCCATATTCAATTAATATTTAATTAATAATATTTAGGTTTAAGTATAGGTTAAAACCATTAATTAAAGAAAAATGTTAGTGACAAGATAGCACAACAAGCAGATAAAATGCTTAGTTGCTGTAGGCGAGACCACCCATACCACTCATGACGCGGAGAACGTTGTAGTTAACAGCGTAGATTTCGACAGCGGCACCACTGGCAGTTGAGCATTTGAGCTGGGCGTTGTCGATTCTTGAGAAGTTGCATGTTCCAGATGGCTGGTGCTCTTCTGGCTTGAGGGCGAATGAGTAGACAGCGATAGAGTCTCTGTTTGCTACACCACCATAACCAGTGTGGTGCTGCCAGACCTGAGCACGTGTGAAGTATCTATAGTCACGTTCGGCAATTCTGTCATGTCCGTTGAGAACGAGTTTCCACTTATCACCAGTTGATAATGAAGTGCTGGCAGCGGCACCGTTAGTGTAGGCACCAGTCCAGACAAGTTCTTTAACTGGGTGGTTGAAGTTAAGTGTGAATGATGTTCCTGATGTTTCAGACTGGTGCTGAACCTGTTCGATGAGGTATTCGTGTGATACCTGAGCGAAACGTCTGCGTTCTTCAGTGTCAAGGTAGATGTAGTCAGCCCAGAGTTTGAGTGTTCCTGTGGCATCATAGACACTTGAAGTGGCGAGATTGACCTTAACTTCGTGATACTGAAGGGCGATAAGTGGTAAAGCGAGACCTGGGTTGCGGCAGAACCAGAACTGAAGTGGAACGAAAATAAGGTTATCGTATTCAAGAGCGGCACCTAAAACACCACCAGCAGCTGCTAATTTCTGAATTTTAGTTGCATTTGTGGTTGCGTCAGCGCCATCAGCTTCCATAGTGTGGATGTTACCTGTGGGGTTAGGTTCTGTAAGTTCTAACCATGCTTCCATCCAGTGACCGAACTGTTTATCGATTCTCTGTCCACCAATTTCGACTTCAACGTAGTCAATCATTTGTGTACCATAGTTATCATCATTGGCATCGGCTGTGGCAACAATCTGATGTTCGAGATACATCTTGTGAACAAGATCACCGTTTCTTGAGACGGTGGCTGATACTCTTGAAGAAGCTCCAACAGTTCCGTTAAGGGTCTGTTCGATGGCTTCCATTGAGAAGTTGGTGTGTCTGCGGTAGACAACCTTGAAGAAAGTGATTTGTGGGTTACCTGTAAGGTAGATATCCTGTGCTCCGTAAGCTACTAATTGCATAAGTCCTCCTCCCATTTTTTTTGATAATATATAGCAAGAAAAAAATTCTGGAGAAACGAATTAATTAATTAATTAATTCAAAAATTAATTCTAGAATAATTCAATATTAATTCAAGAATAATTTAATTCTAATAAAATATATGGGAAATTGTTTAAATTTTTCGCGTAGAAATAATAGAATTTCATCATCATTCGATGTGAATGGTCGTAATTCTATATATGGTATCCCTGAACATCCTAATTATCCAGCACCTCGCCCTAGTGTGCGCCCTAGTGTGCGCCCTAGTGTTCGTCAAGCCTGGACTGAATCTAGAAATCAAGAGTATGTTATTCGGAAACTAGATAACGATAAAATTATTAGATTTCCTGAACAATACGGTTCTGAGTGTTGTATTTGCCTAGAGAATAGTCCTAATATTTATTTAAATTGTAGTCACCATAACTTTTGCTATAACTGTATATCAAAATTAGTTGAAGTTAATTATGCTATGAATAAGGTTCCTAAATGCCCAATTTGTCGTGAAATAATTACTAGTGTTAATTTGGGTTATATACTTGAATTTAAAACAGGGTTCGTTATTTAAAGAATTTCCTATGTATATTTATATTAATGTCATCTTCTGGAAAACGAAAGATTTTTTTATTTGCTAGTGAGATTGCCGTAATTACTGGACATAATCCATACCAAAAACCTAAGCGTGTTATTGATAGATTAATAAGTGAGTATTTCCCTGAATTGCTGGAAGGCGTTCCAACTGTTCCCCTAGATAATCGCGAGTATATTGAATATATTTCTAAGAAAAATAACATTGATGTTTCTAGAGAGTTACGCGCAACAGATAATTCTAAGAATACTAGTGAACTAGATAAAAATCGCAAAGTTCTCCTAGAAAAACTTGAAACTTCCCTGAAACAGAAAAATCCAAGTATTTCTAAAAAAGAATTAGGCGAAGTAAAAAAAGCAGCTGAATCCGCTGTAAATACTAACTTTGGAACTGAATACGAAAATGATGGAATTAATGAATATTCTAAGAAAACTGGATATCCTGTAGTTGAAGACAATTATTTCTATAAATATAAATTCCTAGAAACTCCCGATTTTGACGTTTATATTGGCGGAAGAGTAGATGGTGTTTTACTTCATCCTGAAACAGGTGACATAAGACGTGTTGTTGAAGTAAAAAATAGAATGCGTAAGTTGTTTAATAAATTACGTGACTATGAAAAAGTTCAGTGTCATATTTATATGCGTCTCCTAGGAACAAATGAAGCCGATTTAATAGAGATATATAAGAGGAGCAGTTCCCAGTGTGAGAGCAGTATTATTACTGTTGATTTCAGTGAAACTTTCTATACAAATGAAATTGAAGCTAGAATTTATAATTTCATTAATTCGTTTATTGAAGAATTAAAAAAACAAGAATTAAAGTAATTAAATGGCATATAAACACTTAATTATTTGTTGTAATCGTGATATGCGAGTAAATGATTGGACACCATTTGAAAATGATGATATATTTCTCGCTAATAGTTTTATTGTAAAAAAAGGAGACTTAATATCTGTATCTCTAGATAGATTATCAATGCATTCCTGGGTATTATCTAACTCTTTTAGTCACAAGCAATACATTTACTTCGTTTTAAAGAAACAATTAAGTAGTAATACTACGTCAGTTTCTAGAGAAATATAACTAATGTTCATTTGTATATTGTTTCTTTTTTGATATAACCCGAGTTGATAATGGAATATCTTCTCTAACTGCGTTAATTCTATTACTAACATTCCCTGGAAATACGCTGGATGTAGGCATGAAACCTCTTTCATTCAACAAATCATTTGGACTAGCAAATTCTTGTTTTTCTTGTTTTTGAACACTAAATCTAGTATCAGTTACGTTTGAGTTTCCTTTGCCCTGAAAAAAATTTAAATCTCTCATAAATACATTTTCTACATTTTTACTTGCTTTTAAGAATTCTTGCTCTTTTTCATTTTTATTACTTTTATTATTAATATTAATAGATTCTTCTCTAATTTCTAAACTTGCTAATAATTCATTAATTTCTTGATAATCTCTAGCTTCCATTTTTATTATTTTAATAATTTTTTTTTTATATTTTTTTTACTTAGTATTTCTATTTTCAAGCATTTTTTCAATATGGTCCAATTTTTCAAGTAAATCGGCGTTTTCAATAATTATTACTGAGTCTTCTATATTAAGGTCTTCATCACTGGGAAGACCATCGCCTTGAGGATTACTGACTTTAGTAATGCTTGTTATTCCATATTTTAATCCCTGAAACACTACATAGGTTGTGTTTTTTAACAACCACCATGAAACATCTAACCCTAGTGACAATAAATTGCCTGGTAAAAAATAAATCATTAATTCCTAATAATATCCGATAAAATATTATAGGTGCTAAATACGAAACCATTAACTATGTATGCTCTTAGTAACGCAATACCCAACCCAGAATATAATCCATAAATGCCCCTAGTTCCACCTAATTCCATTAATTCCTGTAATTTTAAACCGGGATTAACAAAACTACGTGATTTCAGTGTGTCAATCGGATAAGTCCATAACCAACAATTAACTCCAGCCCATCCACCACTATTAAAATTAGAGAACTCTCTCTCGTTCTTTAAGTATTCATATGTAGAGAAGTAAATAGGCATACTTAGTGCTTCCAGGGATACAGAATACTTCATTCCTGTGGTGACAAATTTTCTAGGAAATTTAGGTATTGTGCCTCGAGTTTGTGCTTGAACCTTACAAGAATCAAGTTGGTTTTGAACTATGCCATTAGTTATTCCCACTAGGGTGTAACTCACCAGTTTATTACCTGTAAGTTTTTCAAAAAAGTCACGATTACCAAAAGTCATAGTGTTAATTATAGTGCTGTTCACGAGAGGATATCTTATTCCTACCGCTAATTTTACGCCAGGAGTAAGTTTAGTAACGCCTGAATTCTGTAACCGTGTTTTTATAGTGTCTAAGGGGTATCCTACCAAAGTTTGAGCAATACCAACTGAATACCCTATCACGTATTCCATAATGAATATAAAAAAGAAATTATTTAACGAAGTCGAAGAACTAAGTGGAGAGTTGATTCTTTTTGAATATTATAGTCGCTTAATGTGCGACCATCTTCTAATTGTTTTCCAGCGAAAATAAGACGCTGTTGATCGGGTGGAATTCCTTCTTTATCTTGAATTTTAGCTTTTACGTTCTCGATTGAGTCGGCTGGTTCTACATCGAGTGTAATAGTTTTTCCGGTGAGTGTCTTAACAAAAATCTGCATTATATAATACAATCAATACATTTTATTTTTTTAAGTATTAATCAAACACATTCATTTTGTAACCTGGTGGACTGTAGAAATGGACACTCGCTGAAACAAGCGGTTTTTCACAGGAACCTATTTTTTTATTTGCTATATTTTCCATACTATGATATCCCTGTGAATTACTAATTTCACCTATTTCACCCGTTGAAAGTTCCCTGGTAGATAACTCCAACAAGTTTATATTAGAATAAATTCGTTCTCGTATATTCCCCTGAATCACTTTGTATAGACATCCATTATCTGCGTGGTCGTGAATGGGACTTATTGCGTCTGGACCCCAAATAATAAGGTAACAGTCAAACCAGAGACTAGTGTGTAATGGAATTTTAATGTAATCACCCCTTTCTTTGTAATTTTTATTATTATTTCTATATACACTAAAATTATCAAAATAGTCACTGTATGCCTCTAAAAAATATGAAAAGTCGTCGTGTTGTATAATTTCACGTAAAATAGAAAAATTATTTACACTATTTGAATCAACATTATCTAGGATAAAGCAACTCATTTACTTATTTATTTATAATCCTGGAAGTCTTTAAGTTCATTTGGATAACTAAGAAAGTGAACTCGCAAAGGCAGTTTTCTTCCTGGGCGCTGTGCTCGACCAATAATCTGACCAATTTTACTTCGTTCCATACTGTGCCAAATAACAACATCGGTGGTGTTTTCGAGGTTCATTCCACTTGCAGCATACCTACTATTCACCATAAGAGCCTGTAGTTCATCGGTGTTTTCACGATACTTATTGATAGTGTTTGTAACAGCACCAATAGACCCCTTAATTACAGCACTACGAATGGCGTTTTCATAAAGGACACTGTAACCATTATCCAATGAGTAGTAACTGTCTGAGTAGACCAAGTATTTACAAGCATTCCCAGTTTCCTCACTCCATTTCTTGTTTGCGTCAATAATCTGTTGAAAGGCATCGCGTTTCTCAACCTTTTTTGGTTCAGGTTCTCGTTCGCTATTTCCTGAATCAGTTACAACAATGAGGTCATCTTGTCGAATTGTTGCCCTACAAACAGGGCATGATTTAATATGACTAATACTTTTTGTTACACACTCGAAACAGAATGAATTATTACAGCAACGAGTAATTGTGCGATTGTCAATTTCATCACAGCATACTGGACACATATTAGAGTCTTCAACGCGGTTTTGTAGGTCTGTAATCTTGCTCTCTAGTTTTGCTATTTCTTCCTCGTGACGTTCCAGACTCTTCTTTTTAGCGGATTCACTACTGTAATGAAATTCAAGTGCGGCTTTATAGGAAATATTCGCATTATGAAGTTCTTTTTGGAATTCACTAGTAACAACATCAACAAGACTTACCTTTGTATTAACTTTCACACAACTCACTGCTTCAATAGCCGCACCTACATCACCTGCGTTAAGTAGATTCATAACATCCTCTGATACCACTCCATTCAAAACACTAATCATAACTGGTGCGTCACAAGGGTGAATGTTGAATTGAATTTCAGGAAGGTGGAAACTTGATTCAATAAACTCTTCACTATTGAGAATAAATAGTTCACTTCTTACCAATCGACGTTCATTTTGAGTAATACCCGATTGACCACTCTGCCAAAGACTACGAAAACTTACGAAAAGGTCTCTTATGAACCCAGCATTGGGAAAATTATTATTTGAGTTATTATATATATTAATAACATTTGAACTACTTGCCGTTACGCCCCAGTAGAAATTACTAACAATCTTACCGTTTCTTGGAATGTTAAGAGTATCTACTTCATCATAGATAACTCGCGAAATACTCACATTATTTCCAAATCCGTGTTCGCTGAAAATCCTATAAAATTTGTTTGTAACAAGAACTATTTGGCATTTACCATCTCGCAAGTCACTTAGTTTGTGTTCCTCCCAGAATTTATCATTTGTTTTGCGGTTCTTAATTGCAAAATGAGGAATAGTGGTGTATGTTTTAATTGAATTTTCCCACTGAGAAAAGATTGTATGTGGAACAACAATCACATTTAGTGGAATAGTAACTGCTTCACATCTTTCCTCGTGAGTAGTTTCACCAATAATTCTTGAAGAAATAGGATTATGACGATGATTACTACAATCTCCCCAACCAGCATTAATAGTGCTCTTAAAATGAAACACACTCGGACATTTAACAATGGGACTTTTACCAATTAGTCCAAGAACAGTAAGTGTTTTCCCTGCTCCTACTTTATCACACAATACACCTACCCTAGTTTTAACGCTGTAACTAGAATCTTTAACTTTGATTTCTTCATAACGCTCAAGTTTTTCCGCTCGATTAATATTAATAATCTGATGTGGTTTCAGTGTAACATTAATAAGTCCATTGTGGTCAAACTCAGGTAGGGTATCCGGCGTTTCAAACGGAATTGGGTCGTATATGATGTGAGGAGATGCCATTGTATCTATTAAGGTAGTATTTTGATTGCCGGGATTTTAACGCACTCAAATCAATTTTTTTGTTTGTATATTATAAAATGGACAGAAATAATCTAAATAATGTAACTACTCAAGATAGTTTAGAAAATTTAAAAAGACTTATTGAAAGCCGTAATTTTGACCAAGCACGTCTCACTATTACTGCATTGAAAGATGCTAAAAATATTACTAACGAAGAAATATATGAAAGATTAACAGCACTTGGAATTGATAATGAGTCATTAACTTTATTTTTTGACAACTATGAATCTGTTGATATGTCATTAGTCCAACCACCAGTAGAACCATCAGCACCACCTCCATTAAATGACCAATTACCTGAACCATCAGCACCACCAGCACCACAAGAATTTATGGGTAAATTACCTAGTTCTAAAAGTCCAAATAAAAAACGCCCAAGTAATAAAAAACGCCCAAGTAATAAAAAGAAATCTGGGTTACCTGTTATAAGAAGAAGATCCTCAGGATTAAGAAATTCATTATCTGGTTCTAAAAGTCCAAATAAAAAACGCCCAAGTAATAAAAAGAAATCTGGGTTACCTGTTATAAGAAGAAGATCCTCAGGATTAAGAAATTCATTATCTAGTTCTGAAAAAGGTAACAAACAAACGAAAAAACGTAAATTATAAATAAATAACTTGTTTGTGTGTTATTAGTGCTCTACAATTAAAGCAATGTGTAGCTTCACGCGAACATTCTTCACAGAAACAGTGCCCACAAGGAACATTAACTACACGCTTAGGTTTTTCTAAACAAATACTACATTCATTTAATTCACGTCGGTTGTCACGATGTTGTTTATCTAGCATTAAAAGTTCAATGTTTTTATTTTTTATAGCATAATCTAAATTCTCTAGTTCTCTTATTTGATTTCGTTTAAAAATTCCGTAAATAACTTCCTTATTCAATGCATTAGAATTTGTTACTGTTCCATCCTCGGCAACTGAGAAATGAAAATTACGAATATTTTCTATTTTATTTTTAGATTTTTTACTATTTAAAAATCTCATTGATATCTATTATAGACAAATTTTTAAATGAGGTTTCACCAAGTATTGCGATTTTCGACTAGATATTTCCAGGAATACTTTCCTAAAAATAGAGTAAAAACTGAAATAAATCTAGCAGATGTTATTCCGGAATATAATTCTCAAAAATTAAAAATTGATAGAATGTCCTATTCACAAATACAGAACCAAATGGATTCTTGGGGTAAAAAAAATAGCGTAAAAAAATGCTTTTATGGATTAGGATACTATCCATCGCATATGCCTGGTGTTTTAAAAAATAATTTCCTCGAAAATCCCAACTTTTATAGCGCATATATTCCCTATCAAGCAGAAATTTCACAAGGAAGACTAGAGTTACAATTTAATTACCAACGCTTGATAACCGATTTATTTAAAATGGATATTTCAAATTGTAGTCTTTTAGATGAGAGTAGCAGTTTAAGTGAAGCATTGGTTTCTCTTGTAGCAACAAATCAAAAACAATACAAACGTGAATGTCCGCAAGGATATCCCACATTGGTTTGTGACGAAAATATATATCCCCAGAATAAGGCTGTTCTTGAAACTAGGGCAATATTACTTGGAATTCCAATTATTTATAAAAAAATTAATCAAGAATTCTTAGACACTTGTGAAACTCTCTTCGATGGTCATAGTATTCTTGTTTTACAGTCACCTAATATGCTCGGTGAAGTGTATAATTACAATCGTTACATTGCCGAAAATAAGGAAAAGTTTCCAGGATTAAGTGTTATTGTTGCTACTGACCCACTAAAAGCAACAGTGTTTGAACCTCCAGGGTCAGCAAATGCTGATTTTGTAGTTGGTAGTATGCAAAGGTTTGGGTTACCTATGTGGAATGGAGGACCCCACGCAGGTATTTTTGCCTGTAAAGATAAATACCTACGCACAATGCCAGGTAGAGTAGTGGGAATTTCCCGTGACTCATTCGGTGATGAATGCTATAGATTAGCACTTCAAAGTAGGGAACAACATATTAAAAAAGAACGTGCCTTAAGTAATATTTGCACTAGTCAAGCACTATTAGCAAACTACGCTACATTATATGCTATGTATATGGGTCCAGATGAACTACAGAAAACAGCGCTTCAAATTAGAGAAGCAACTAATGTAATAAAAGATTATATAGAAAGCAATATTAATTACACATTAGTAAACGACGCGTATCATCACGATTTCTTCGATACATTAACAATAAGATGTGATTCAAAAGATATATTACTATCAGTTAAAAACGAGGCAGAAAAGAGGAATATTCTCTTTAGATACAATATTCCAGATTTGTCATTCTCGATTTCATTCGATGATACAAAATCATGCAGTGACTCCTATCACTTAATTAATGGTGTATTAAATCCTAAGAGAACAAATCTAGTTTACTTTGATGAAAAATGCATTAAAGGTGAAATTCATAATCCTAGACTTGGTGAGTTGCTGGATTTTCCTATCTTCAATAATTTCAACAGCGAACACCAGATTACCCGCTATATAACAAATATTGCTAAGAGAGATTTATCACTAACACACAGTATGATCCCACTAGGTTCTTGCACTATGAAATTAAATAGCAGTTATTTATTTACAAATTTATTTGATAAAAATTGGGCGGATATTCATCCTTTTCAAAATATTGACCAAATGAGTGGATATACCGAATTAATACATTCACTTGAAAGAGACCTAGCAGAAATAACAGGGTTACCATATGTTTCATTTCAAAGTAATTCTGGTGCCACTGGTGAATATTCTGCATTGAATTGTTTTAGAAGTTATTTTGTCAAAGAGGGAACATTAGACGAAAGACGTTATATTCTTATACCAGATAGTGCTCACGGCACAAATTTTGCTTCTGCTAATATATGTGGTTTTACTATTATGAAATTAAAGAGCAACTCACGAGGCGAGTTAGATTATAGTTATTTTCAAGAACTCATTGAAAAACATCGCGATGAAATTGCTGGATTAATGATTACATATCCATCAACATTTGGATTTTTCGAAAAGAACTTCTCCGCTGTAGTCAATGGAGTTAAAAAAGCAGGTGGATTAGTGTATTGTGACGGAGCAAATATGAACGCCTTAATGGGTAATGTTAATCTTCAAGAACTAGGAATCGACGCCTGTCATTTAAATCTTCATAAAACTTTCGGTATTCCACACGGAGGTGGTGGTCCAGGTATGGGACCTATAGCAGTAACAAATGAATTAAGAAAATATCTTCCAAGTCATCCATTATACAACCCAGTTGACCACTATAATGTTCCTGTTTCAAAAGTTGATAGTTATGGCACGTGCGCAGCTGCTCCTAATAGTTCTGCAGTGTTGTTAAGTATAGTGTATTACTATATACGCCTATTAGGTGAATCTGGATTAAAGATGGCATCTGAGTTAGCAATTAACAATGCCAATTATATAAAAACACAACTTGAAAATGACTATGAAATTCCTTTTAAAAATAGCGAGGGACTAGTATCACACGAATTAATAGTAAAAACAGATAATTTAGAAAACGGAATTACAGAGCGTGATATTGCAAAACGTTTAATGGACTATGGATTTCACGCACCTACAATGAGTTGGCCAGTTCCTAAGAGTTTAATGATTGAACCAACAGAAACAGAGAGCATTGAAGAAATCGACCGATTCATAACTGCTATGAAGTCAATAAGGAAAGAAATACGTGAAAATCCAGAACTACTTATAAACGCTCCACATTCTACTAAGTTACTCTATAGTGATGACGCTTGGGACTTTCCTTATTCAAAACAAGAGGCATTTTTCCCAGAAGAATATATAAAATCACACAAATTTAATATACCTGTCGGTAGAATTGACGATACCTGGGGTGACCGCAATTTAATTTTGAAATAAATTTTAAATAAATTTTCAAATTAATTAGCAGCATATTCCAATTCCATATCAATGCTAGTTTCTCTAAGAACATTCATAGGAGTTACATTCAAATAAGTTAATGCTCCATCCTTTCTAGTGTTTCTAGGAGAGTTTTGTATATAAATAGTTATATATGCTACTATTCCAAGAGCATAATATGCAGCAGCCAAAATATACACTGGGAAAAATTGTATCATTTTTTATTTATTTAACCCGTTTAATATTTAAATATTAAATTTATGGTAATATTAAATGGACCTCGAAGGATTAATTGTAAAAATTTTCAACGAACCAGTAAAAGCACCTAGTAGCATAATAGTTGCTTTTTCATCACCAGAAATGACTATGCGCGATACATTTCAAGCATTATTAACATTTACAGTTAATGGAATGCGAATGTTATTTAGTCGTGACGGTAAAACAGTAAATATTGGAGAATTATCAGAAAGAAATATTGAAAAAATCACTAGTTACGTAAATTCAATCGGTTATAATCTAGTTATTTCAAAATATACTCAAACTGAATTCAATGAAAACATTTTCCCTTATTTTACACAATTTAATAATATGCCATATGACCCAAATGAAACTAAATTGGAGATTTATCAGTATAATATTACTGATTTGGTTAATTCAATGGAATATATTATCTCGTTCACTAAGTTATAATAATAAAATAAAAAGATATATTAAAGGAAATGCTTTATTGGATTTTTGATTTAGATCATACCCTTTATACTCTTGATAAAAATGAGAGATTTAGTTATTCGAGACTCGATAAAAATGCTCAATTAGAGACTCAATTAAATTTATTACCTTGTCGCAAAATACTTTTTACAAATGGGACAAAAGGTCACGCAATAAAGTCTCTTGAAAAGTTAGGAATTGTTCATCATTTTCGTAATAATATACACGCGCGTGATACACTCAATGCTATGAAACCTGGGTTAGAAAGTTTTGACAGAATAATTGAAAAGGTGGGTATTAAACCACGTGATAAAGTAGTGTTTTTCGAAGACACTGTAGAAAATTTAGTAACCAGTAAAGGATATAACTGGATTACAGTTTTAATTAGTCCTCGCAAGAATTTACTCTCAGAAGTTGATTTTACTTTTCCTAATTGTAATGTAGCATTGAACTTCTTTTTAATGGAAATTGTCCGCGAAAGGCGTCGGCAGACACTTTTAAAGAGAACACTAGAAAATAAAAAATAAATTATTATTTATTTATAATATGCCTACTGAATATTCACTTTGCCACGAATGTCATTATATTGATGTCCTTCCATTTACACACCATATAAATTCCAGATATAAACTTGACCACGAAAAATCTATAGCCATTGCATTCGCTAGAAACTTACCTAGAAATGTATGTATTAAAATAGTAAAGTTGTCACACGATTACACTTTATGTGATTACTGTAACCGCACACTTTTATGCGAATACCATCACGCAAGGGCTACAGGTAACGGTGCTTTTAATATGGCAAAGTGCGATGCTTGCCACTGGTTTGACCTTTAATTTTTTCTTTTTTCTTTTATTCTACACTGAAATCGTGAAAATTCATTCTATAAAAATAACTGAGTATCTGGAGACTTCCTGGCGAAAATATTTCAACTGGACAATCTGGACCTGTAAATGAGTCATCCAAAACAGCATCTCCACCGTAACTTGGATATCCTAAAAGGTGGTCACGGTTGAACTGCTCAAGACTCTCAAGTGGTTCTTTAATATGATATTGTTCCTGCCATTGAATGTTAACATACTGTCTCATTTCCACAAGAAAGACTGCTATACACGCATTCAAATCTCTACCATTCTCTGAGAAAACTTGGTAGTCTTTATCCGTAACAAATGGTTTCAAAGATTTTTCTTTTTCTCTTTGAACGTCTGGACCGCTAGTTGTGTTTGCTTCTGGTTGTGATTGTGAAATGGTTGCCATAGTAACAATGATTTACATAGTCTAGCACCTTCTCTAATAATTCAATTTTGTTTCTCATTTCTTTACGATAGTAGCGAAAAAGTTATTGTAGCATTCATTTATTTTTTCAATTTCTAATCCTGGAACTAGATTTATTAATTCAATGAATTCTTCTCTTCGAAAGAGGCGATAATATCTTGGATAGGTTTCATTCCGATTAATCATCGAGTGTCGTGCCTGAAGATTCCAGGGAATTATATTATCACCATACTCGTAATGCTTGTGTTTACTCCAAACTGATACTAGTGCCTTTCCACCAACTCGTAACACGCGAGCAATTTCCTTCATTGCCTCTAATCTGTCCCTTGGAGTGTAAATATGATGAATTACAGCAATAGATAAAACATAGTCGAAACAGTTGTCTCGAAACATTAGCATTTTACTATTCATAGCAGGTGTGTCTATTACTTCTGTGCGTTCGCCAGTAATTTCAAGAAATTTATGGCAAGTATCTGTGCCAATAAATACACAGTCGCCACGGTTACAATTTTTGCCATTACCACAACCATTGTCGAGAATTAAACTACCTGGTTGAATGTCTATTAAAAATCTAGTTACATCAGGCCAAACTGAATGTCTAGTCGCTGAGAAATGTTCGGCGATTTTATCGTATGTAGAATGAACTAACTCATGTTCTTCTTTGCTAGAAGTCGTCATTTCTATTCAAAGTAATAAATTTAAAATTTTATCAATTTTAAGTAAAAAAAAAGAAACCCAAGTTTCAAACCCTAGTTTCAATCATACCTATAGTTTCACGGTTATTAGAAAACTGAACTTCGCGCACTAATGGGCATTCACGTTTGATTTCATTATAGATATCTGTTGTAAGGTCTTCCAAGGACAAGAAACTTACTAGTTTGTTACCTTGTAAATATCTAAATTTACCTATTTTTTCAAATATATCCACCTTACTAATAATAACGTGTGTAGTTCCGCTTGCATTAATAGCACGAATTAATTTATCCATATTTAACCAATTAACACGACGTTTTCTACCTGTGGTAACACCATATTCGTTACCTACTTTTCCTATTTCAACGAGTTCAGGGTCCTCGTCTAATTCTTCTGGGAAATCAGTATCAATTCCTACACGTGTATCATAAATTTTCGCTGCACCATAAATATGACGAATGTATTGTGGAGCTATTCCCAAACTACACGCAGAGAATGGCAATGTGCTACTGCTGGTAATGTAAGGATAGTTTCCAGTGTTAATATCCAACCAGAAACCCTGGGCTCCTTCGCAAAGAATATTACCCCACAATTTCTCATCCCATATGTGACCAGTGAATTTATCGGCACAATCTCGCACGCGCTTACCTATGCGAGCATATTTATCACGATAACAAGGTGCTATTCCACGAGCGGTGGTTCCTAATTTAGCCTGATATCTTTCACGGTCTTCAGCAATGTGTTCATCAGAGATAATGTGGGCACGAGGAGAAACTTTTACTAAACTTGTATCGAACCCTGCTTCTTTTAAATAAGCTAATTCCCTGTAAAAGTCTTCAATATTTACTACACAATCAGGACCTATAATACTAGGAATACCGTAAAAAATTCCACTTGGAATTAAATTGGTCTTGTATCGTTTTCCATCTTTAACTATGGTGTGACCAGCATTATTTCCTCCTGCCCATCGACAAACAAAGTCATAACTTCCAGTTTTTGCCAAGTATGCCACTAATTTACCTTTTCCTTCATCTCCCCAGGCTAACCCACAGCAGACATCAACGTTTTTTATTTTACGGTCACATATATAAATTTCACGCTCAGGTAAAACTTCGCAATTTTTGAATTTCAAACCATTTGATGCGTAATATGAAAATTGCGCTGGTGTAATAATTGTCCAGGGAATACTTCCGTCAATGAATCCCATTTCTTCATATATATATGCGACTAAGGCACTACACCAAAAAGTATCTTTCTTAGTTTCATCACCTATATCGATATTAAATGCAGCTTTAATCCAATCTATAATGTTTATATCATAGGGTTTATTGTGCACCTCCATATGAACACGGTCCAATCGCTTATAAAAATCATCGTCGCGCTCACATTCTAACTTACGCCAATACACATTAGCATAATTATTAGCAAGTGCTCTGTCCAATGGCACTAACTGAACACCAAATTTTACTTCATGATTTTCACTATCCATAAATCCCTCATAATTAGATTCAAGCAAGTATAATCCTCGTAACTTCTCACCATATGTAAAATTAGGGTCTCTTACTACAATACCTATATGATTATACTTACTGTTGGTCCAATACTTTATTAAAAAATCAAAAAAATTACTAAAAATTTGAAAAGGTCCCGATTTATTTGGGACGTGAGAAAACAGTAAGATATCGCCAGTATTTAAATCCTCTAAAGACATATTTGTTATATTATTACCAAATATTTTTTTAAGTAAAAAGAAACAAACGTGTTCTAACACGAAATTTTTAAATAATCTGATTCTAATAGTTTATAAAATTTAGCACATTTCTCTGGGTTTTCAGGGTAATGAATGGGAACGAGAGAGAATACTAGACTTCTTGTTATAATCTTTAGCCACTTAAATCTTTTCACCGAATACTCCTCAATGAACCAGTTTTTAAACACATCTATCATCTTGTCACAATATTCCATTAGCATATTCTCTTGTTTTTCTAGTAATATTGAATCATAACCAATTAGACTTTGATACACCTTAGCGAAATCATATAAATTGTCTCCTAGAATTGATAATTTATCTAATTTTCCACGCATATCAATAAATTTGATTTTATCATATTTGTTAATTAATATATTTGTAAAAACTGGGTCTCCGTGTATTACACAACAAGTCCCCATATCTTCACTTTCATAATCTTGTAATGATTTAATTAACTGTGTATATGTTTCACTGCTACTAGGGAATTTGTCATAAATATCTCGATTCTTGGAGTATCTATCTCTTAATTTATTTGAATAATTTTCATAAATATTTATATCATTAATTTCACTTACTTCACTAATTTCACAGTTATGAATGCGCATAACACTACGTAACACATGAATCAGTGTATTCTCTTGTAAGAGTTCATCTACAAATAATTGACTTACTGTTATTCCGGGTATTTTTTCTATTTCAAAACTTGTTCCCTCTTCATTGGAATTAAAGAATACTGGAAATAAATCTTTTATTTTTCTTGGAATATTTTGATAGTAATATATCTCTCCACTTAATGACTCTTGTGTCGCGTTTTTTTGCACAATACTTACATTCTTGGTTTCAATGCTATGAAACTCGCGTGGTTTTATGAAATCATCATAAAACCCTATCTCACGTTGTATATTAGCGCCGGCATTTATTGCTAAATCGTCAATATAATAGTGAGCATATGGTTTTCCAAAATACAGTTCATCATAAGGTATATCGAATTTTTCAAGTGTATCCAGTGTAACCTTTCCAATATCTGCCATTACTTTACCTATATTTCCCGAGTGTGTTCGCATTCTCCTTGCAGTATATATTATAATTGTGTTTCCAAAAGTTTTGAGGTATCTGAGGAAGTTAATATTGTTATGTATGGGTTTCACAGTTGAGTAATCTCCATAAATTTCAGGATATGAAACAAGAGTATTATCCAAATCAAAACATATTCTTAATGGTCGTATTGTTTCATTGTCACCAATACTGCCAAGTCTTGGAAAGTTGTTATAAAACATTTTAAGAAGTAATGGAGTTCCAAGGCAAATATATTTACCTTCTTTAATTTCCTCATTGTTGAATGAAAATCCTGAGTTTATCATATGTTGTATAACTACACTAGTATAGAATTCTCCTTTTACTCTTTTATCTAGAGAGATTACTTCTTGTATTGCTTTCATTAAGAGTTCTCCATTACTGAACCCATATGCTCCACAACAAGCTAAATTAGATATTCTTGATTTTTCCTGTATTTCGAGTATATTACTGCCATCTATTTTTACATATGAATAAATTGGATTTTCACCATTATCTTGAAATGTAAATACTTTATTCTCACCATTCCAAAGTGAAATTATATCGTTAGTAAAAAAGTTGTCACTGTCCAAACATAAAACTGGTTTAACTCTATCACTATTAGTCATACTTTCAAGCGCAATCGCTATTGATTCAGCTGCTCCACGAGTATTTTGTTCCAAGCATATAAACTTGAAATTTACCTCTGGGAACTTATTTATCATTAACTCTTCAAAATTGTAACGTAAATACTCTTTGTTGTAGGGTATTATTACAGTATGACACTTCTTAATATTTAGGTTTGATAATAGGTGCCAAATAATACTCTTTCCAAATACATTAACTAAGGCTTTTGGACGTGTATAACCAGCTTCACGGAACCTACGTCCTATGCCACCTATCGGAATTAATATATTCATGTTATATATTCTAGTAAAAAGTTTTTAAATATAAAGAAAATCTAGTATTATAATTTAAAATGCGGATAGCAGTATTAATTACAGGTCAATTAAGATTTAGAGATAGAAACCATCTTATTGAATTCAAAGATAAATTAGGAAATTATGACACATTTATTTCTACTTACACGAAATATAGATTTCATGCTTCTAAATTAACTTCCCTGGATAGATGTATCTTCTTTCGTGAAAATGAGATTAGAGTTACACATAATAATATGCTTCAATGGTATCATCTTGATAGTTTAATACACAAATATAGTGAAATCTTAAATCAATATGATACCATAATTAAGATACGCACAGATATAAGTATTCCTAGTATTGAAACATTAAAGAGCACTGAAGTTTTACCTAATACTATTTATTCTTGCACCGACATATTATTTTATGGAACAGCAAGTCACTTTTTAAAAACATTCACACTTTTTTGGAATGAAATTGTATCAGAATACACAAACTCATCTGGAACTTATAAAAATATAAATTATAGAAACATATTGTCAAGTAATGGGCATTTAAGTGATACACAAGAAATGGGTGCTAGATTCACCTGGTTAATAGTTCCCAGTTTCATTTTCAGTGAAAATTTCATTGAATTCAAGAAGAATATAAGTGAAAATTTGAAATTTTTGGATAGATTAAACACAAATCAAACTAAATATAGCGATTTTAAAAATTATAGATTTGGTGACACAGTTAATATTCCATTCTCATCTGAACAAATATTCTGCCTCCATTGTTTTGATGTTGGAAAAGTTGAAAATTCAAAAATACCAATACAACTTTATAGAGATAGACACGTATTTAATTACTAATATTTACTTTCTTGGGTTAACACCTTTAACGCGGAATGGACCAGAGTTATCAACTGGTGCATTTTGATACCAGTGACTTGCTGGGGCTGCAACGTAGTTGTTACCTGGGCGGTTTAATCCAATAGTTTGTTCAATTGCTCCTGGTGGAGGGTTTGCTTCTTCGAGGAGAACACTTGTAAAAAAAGTGCTTGTGGGATAAACTGGTTTAGGGATATGGGCACGGTCAGCGTGTTTTCCACCATATAACCCTCCATTTTTGGCAGTAGTTTTAATAGCTTCATCATAACTGTCACCTCTTAATTCCAAGGGAACCTTGCTAGGTTTATCTACTTGGATATCGGGTAATCCAGTAAGACCATAAAAATTACACTGTTTGCTCATTATAATAAATACTAGAAAATAATTAATTTTTCTTCTCTAAAAATGTGCTTGCTATATTAACAGGGACTTCGTATTTCTTACACCATTGTTTAGCATATGTTACTTGTTCAGCAATAATTTGATTTAATTGTGTTAAATTTGGTTTGTTTTTAATTAAACTAATTGTTTTTTCAATACTCTGTTTTTGTTCTAAATAGTGTTTAGTATTTAACTCATCTATTTTTTTATTAATATTATTCGGGATTTCACTATTAAAAATACCACGTATTTGACCACCCTGCCCCTCTACTATATTCCATAAGTTTATTGTTATAAACAATTTCTCAAGATAATCCTCTCGAATACCTCTAAATCCCTTACATATAACATATTTCTCAGAATTAGCTGGACGACTTGTTACTGGTTTATGAATTAGAACAGTCTTATATAAACTAGACAACAGGTGTATAAATGACTTTGAAATATTACTATAAGTGTCGAATAATTTACAAATGAAACTACCTCCTATTGCCTGATTTGAAATAGCAGTTACTATCTCACAAAATATAATTTTAAATGAACTTACCTCTTGTTTGTTGAAATTTTTAGAGTAGTCAAAACCTCCATCAGCTGTAATAAGAGTTGCCAATTCATTGTTATCGTGTATATAACTACGTAAATGTTTAATATTTTCAACACTGTAAATATTACCAGTATTATCGGCACCGTAGTGAATTTTCACGTTTTGATTCCTTATAAGAAATTGGTATGCTTTGTCCCAACCTGGAATTTCCTTATTAGTGGATTTAAGAGTAATTGCATTTATAGTATCTACTGCATTATGATACCTTTTCCTATAATTTACCAGCGCTTCAATAAAACCTCCTGGGCCTTCAGCTATATTCAAAATACAGGATTTCCTGCTATCACCTGGTAGAAATGAGTGATGAAACAACATCTCCCACATTTTGAAATAAGACCTACTTAGTGGGTCTATATTGGCTATGCTTTCGTGACGTATTTTTCTGGATGGCATATAAATTAATTCATATGGATTTGCCATTTTTTTGCTCTTATCCCAGTCTTTTATATCATAATTGTCTATAGCATTCTTGATTTCCATTAATTTACATCTTTCGGTGTTACGGTTCTCTTTTGTTTCATATTCTCGAATAAATTCCTCATTTTTCGTAAAATAAGAAAAAAATACTTTAGGTAAAGGTAACGGTAATTTAACCCTAGAAGCTACACTAGTGCAGGTTTCTGTGTCACTGATTATGAAAATCATACTACTAATCTATCTAATTCTCAGCGGGTTCCTTTAAATCTTTTTCAAATATAAAGTAGTCATTCAAGAAACTATACTCCTGTAATTCTGGTGTCATATCAGCTGCACTACCATATTTTGTTTTTAATGATTGAAGTTCAGGATATTTGTTTCCAAATGAATTAAGTGTTAAAAGACGCAAGCCAAAGCGAGCAGCCATTTTCTCTAAGAAAGATGTATTAACTAGGTATTCTCGGGTTGTGTTACCAATTGATTCAAAATATACATCTACTGGCATAGCAAGTCCATCAACTGTGTTTGGAAATTCTGTCTCTGTGTGGTCATATGCCTTTGTTATTTTCCAAATGAGTTTTCCAGCATTGAAACGTTCTACACTAGTTTCACCTCTTAAAATGTCAAATACTCGACTTCCATTGAGGCAAGTCCCAACGAATTTTCCGCCCTCGCGCAAGTTCTCGGATACATTCATAAGGAAAGTAGATAGGGTGGTTTCATTTTCAAAGAAGTAGTGAATTGAGAACTGGCAACTAACTACATCAAATCCAGAACCTGATGAACCATCAGATAATCCGTAGAATTTTCTCAATTTACTGTTTGAAACTTCTTCAACAGGCACACGACCTTTAATTATATCAAGGTAATACTTGTTTAATATGTCACGACCAGCAGTGCTATCATTTACGTTCAAAGACGTGTCTGCCCAAATTAGCATAATATTTTCCAAAAGAGTTGGGACTTCTCCACTTTCACTATTTTGATATTCAAGCATACGATTCAATACACGATTAGCTGCTCCATTATCTACATTTTCAAGATTGTCACGGTTAAGGTCAAGACCTACACACATATTCAAATTGGCATCTAACCAGTGATTCAAATCACCTAATTTACCACAAGATAAATCGAGTAATGTTCCACCCTCGCGTGATACAGATTTAATTAAATTCTTTTTAAGGAATGAGTGATAATCAGCTAAACTCTTACTTGTCATATCACGACGTGAATTTACATTAAAGTAATAAGTTTCTTCACGTGTAATTGGGACTACACCTGTTGAAATAGCGTCACGACTTATAGGATTATGGAATGTGCGCCATACATTGTTCGCAGTTGTAAAGTCATTGGGAGTAAGGACATCACGCACTCTCAATGCGCGCCATTTATTGAAATGTCCAGTTGCCTCTGGATTATAGAGACATTCAATAATATCGCCATCGTTAATTGTCATTCCATTTTCACATTTAATACTCCTTCCTTCAACAGGGACATAAAGAATATGAGTATCGCGTTTGTATGGATTTACAGGTTGAAATGGCACTGGACTAAATCTTTCGGCATATACCTGTGCCTCATTTAATACACGGAATGAATTATATCTGGTGTGTTGACGAGGGTCGTAACCTACTTTAAGAACTAGGCACTGATATGGAACCATTGTGCCTCGGTATTCTCCATATTTTATTTCAGGGTTTCCACTTGTATCACGTTTAACTGTAACTTGGAAATCAATAGTTATTAAGTCGTGTGGTTTCCATTTGAAGCAACGATGCCATCTACCTGAATACTGATTACGTTTGCGAATGTTAGGTTCTTCACCTACTGCTAAATCAATAGGTGTGAATACTAAACCATCAATGTCATAGATGTAATCGCGCTCCAAAATAGTTTTACAGTGGCGGAATATTTCGGTGTCATCACGGAATTCTGCGATACGGTCACGAATGCGTTGAATTTCTTCTTCATCTGTGCTATCAGCAATAAGTCCCTGTAGAGTTGTAATCTGGCGTTGAGTGCCTTCATTAAATGGTTCTGCGCTACCAAAGAAGAATTTCTTGCGCTCAATACGGAATTTAACGCTTGTATCACTTGTATGCTCTGGTTTGAAATCATCAAAGAATTCATCAAGATGCTCGAATCTACTTCTCAACTTCTTTGGATTAATAGCTTCGCCTTCACTGGGTTCTGGTGCTCCGCCTCCATATCTGTCTTCCATTGAACGATTAAGAGCGCGCTCACGTAAATCTTCACCTCGCATAAAATATATGTCGAACACCATGAAAAGACTTATAGATTTTCCAGATTTGTCAACTGTAATATATTCTCCATCAAGTATTGTATTCTCAAACCCTGGAATCCTGAGACCTGTTGCTTTTACAGAATTTTTACGATTCATTAGGTAACATTTTCCGTTAGTATTTACCAACAATAAGTTACGTTCTCCATCCGCCTTGTCTGTTACTGAGTATCCTTTGCGAATATTTACACTTGAATAGTAGTCACTATAATCGCGTTCAAGAACATTGCTCAACTCTAAATCTACAGTATTTGGTCCCGAGAATTTAAAGTCACGCACTAGTTTTTTGTAAGTATCGAAGAACTCAGATTTCTCACTCTCTGATATGATGAAATAGTTATCGCCAATACTCTGTAAAATACATCCAATATTTTGAATGAAACCTGCGAGAACGGTGGCATTATCGGGGCGCTGTTCCCTTTCTAATTGGTTACCCAAGAATTCTAATTCTATTTCATAATTCATTGGATTTTCAAACACTTTGGCCGCTTTAATTGACTTCTTTGCAATGTATTCTGTGTAAGGTTTTCCCATAAGTTCAACAAATTCATTACTTTTTATTCCTTCAAACCACTTATCGCGGTCAGTTACAAATTCGGGGACAACTAAATATTTACGCATATAATCGCGCACTTCACTCTTTAATTTACGAGTATTAGGTCCCTTTGCTTGTCTTGAAGTATTTGTTTTTACAATTGTCAAGTCAAATCTAAATAAATTATCAGCTGTATAGAAACTGTAACGTCTCTTGTATCTAAAAATTTTATCTAAACCTTTCAATTGCCCTATGAGAGAAAGAGCCTCTGGTGATTTCTGTGAAATACCTTTTTCTCGTTTTGAATTAAATCGAATATGATAATCGGGAACATCTATTTTTGAAACGCGTTCTTTATTTATAATGCGAACAACACGACTTGGAATTCCAGAAAGTTCGTTACGCTTACAGTATTCACTAATGGCACGTTTTCCCAAGAGTGTAAAACGAGTATTTACTTTAGGGTCAGCTAAACTAATATCAAGTGATTCTTCTATCTCTGGTTCAGTGCTCTTGAGTTCAGTGCCTAATGTCTTGAGTTTTGCCATAAATTTAGTAAAAACGGAAACATTCACATTAGCGTTACGGAGAACAACTTCTAACTCCAATGCCTTATCCTGTAAGGCATACCTTATAGCTTTCTCGATTTGGGTCGAGTATTTTGTTAAGTCCATTTTTATATAATATAACAATTTAATTTTTAAGTTCAATTTTACTGTAAAAAAATAAAAAATAATTTTATTAAGCCTTTACTTGAAGAACTTCATAAGAGAAATAGCTGTTGAATTTGAAATGTCTGTTCCATCAATACACGATAGTGGAAAGTATGTAGTTCCACTCTTGAGCACTACTACTGTTGTAAATTCTCCATTGAACTCACAATTAATAGTGTGAGTTTTCTCATTAAGGTCTAGAACGATAATGTTACGTTTAAGATGACTAGTGAGGAACTCCAATACGCGAGCATCAGAGAAATTGTCGGCGTGAAGTGCCTTATTTGCCTGTGTTTTACCACGTTTGAAATCAGTGGCTGCGCCAAGTGCTTCTAGATACTCCATTTTGTTATCAGCTATAAGAGTAGCCTGGTCAGATTCTGAGAGAAACTTAAAGTTGGTGTTTGTAACGTAAGTTAGACTATAAATAAATGATTTATCCTGAACAACACCAAATGTGTAATAGTTATTGAGGTCGAAAAATTTATCAAGGAAACTAGGCAAGTTAATAATTTCATTATGACGATATTTCAATACATTTGTGTCTAGTGTTTTTTCTTGCTCATCATCAAGAAGTCTATCTGGATTTACTACTTTCTGTGGAATTTGCATGGGTTGCTCAAACTCGGGAATAGCATTAATTTCAAATTTTACATCTGAGTTGTTGTGCTTAACATATTTGGTGATTTCGTTTAGTGTAACTGCCATATCTAGATTGTCGTGTATTGTTATTTACTTATTATTAATTATTTAAATCAATTTTCATTTAAGTTTTCAGTCTCTAATTCAAATATTTCTTTGTTTTGTCTTGAAAACTCTAGGAAACTTTCAATATTTTTAATAGTTTCAGTGTCTAACTTATTCATATTGATGAATATTCCATTGTTATTTTCAGTGTAGCGATTACTTTCATTTTTCTTTACTATTTTGAATATTTCGTGCTGTTGATTCTTATCGAGAGCAGTAATTTGGTCGCGAATATTCTTAAGATGTTCAATTTCCATTTTAATAATTTTTAATATTTATAAATGTCACGTTCTTTTTAAACTAATTTCTAATATATTACTATAATGGTTTCAAATAAAAAATCAGTAAAAAGATTTCGACATTCTGGGAAACGCCAGACAAAACGTTACACCGATTGTGTGGATTACGTAAAATCTAAGGGGGCAGAAGTAGAAGAACCTGAGGTGGAAGAAATAATTATTGAAGTAAAAGAACAGGAACCAGAAGAAGTAGAAGAAACAATGGAAACTATTGAATCTGGAGAGGAAGAAGGTGTAACAGAAACAATGGAACCAGTAGAAGAAACAATGGAACCAGTAGAAGAAGAAACAATGGAACCAGAAGAAGAAACAATGGAACCAGAAGAAGAAACAATGGAACCAGAAGAAGAAACAATGGAACCAGAAGAAGAAGAAACTGTTCCATCTACAAATGACTTTAGATTTGAAGAACCAGAAAATTTCAAGATGCAGGGAGAGTTCAATTATGGAGATAGAATAGTTGTAAATGACCCATTATCTCTTCAAAATGCTAGAGCAGAAGAAGCATTAAAAGAAACACCATCTCCAGAACCTGAACTTAAAATGGAAGTTACCGAACCAGAAAAAAAAGCAAAACCAAAAAATAAGTCTCCTGGGGGAAAACAAAAGAAGAGAAAAAAAAGTAAACGTTCTAAGAAAAAGGGTGCTGATAAAAATAAATCTGGAAAGAAAACACGTCGTGTATCAGTATAATTAATTTAATTCAATCAAATGTATTACTTCTACACCACTCGCTATGAACCTCTCTAAAATTATCATATGACAAAGTCGTTTTAGTGTCTGTTTGTTCATCAACTGTATCGAATATAGCAAATTTACAGGTGTAACCCATAATACTATGTTTTTTTGTATTTTTTTTGATGAAAGTTAATATTTCTTCAACCCTATAATAGAGTTTCATAAGTTGAAACGGCACTAATATTGTATAAACTATATTTTTAAAGATTGTCAATATTTTGTATTCAAATAATCGAAAGAACTTCTTTCGAGTTTCATAGGTGTGAGCAGTTTCAACCCATTCTTCTGGTATATAATTTATCACCTCACTAATCTTCTCCATTTTTTCACTGGGATAATATACCACACGATTTGATATCATATTGTGGCACACAGTTACCAGAGAACCCATAATAGTAAGTATCCATAGAATTGATTTATTTCCAATAAATAAGTTTGTTAAAATGTGGTCATTTACAAATGATAATACTAGTAATACAATGAAAAAACTACTAAATGTGAATACTAGGAATCCTAGAATTGAATCCAATAATTTATTTGGAAATTGTTGAGTGTATTCAATACACGGTTTTTCGGAATTTTTAATACGTTGATGAAAATTGTGATATAATTCATTGTAATTTCTTATTCTCCATTTACCATATCTTGTCCAGTTGTAACTAGCAATCTTGCTTGGACTGTTATAAAATGTTGCTCCATACTCGAATAAATTACTGAACAAGATAAATATAAGAATAAAAGGCATAAAAATGAAATTCAATAATGAAATCACTAGTATTCGTCTTCTAATATCGGGTTTAGTTCTTTCAATATTATTCAAATGATAAATATTGATTTTAGATTCATCATCGAATAAACGATGAATGAAACAATATGTGAAATTCCATTCCATTAAATTTGTCAATACTGGATAATCAATGATACCGTGGTCTATTAATGCAATCATATAATTATCTCCATTGGTAATGCGATTGGCAATATTATACACATTCAAGTTTTCATTGCGGTATTTAAGATGAAGTATAGTTACAATATCCTCCCATTTCATAGTTTTAATTCTCCAATCTGGTATTTCTAATACTTTTGTATAATAATCGTGAATTTTTTTATACATTAACACGTGGTCAAATATACCAATTGTTTTACAACCTATGTAGATGAAATATGAAACCAAAAGCAACCAAAGGAGAGGTGGTAAATCAAACATATTTCTCCAATTTACAAATTCTGATAGGTCACGATTATCTTCACGGATGTCAAATACACCAGAGTAATCTACACAATTATATAAAAATAATATGAACCCCACTGTGAAAACTGATATAAAAACCGACAAGATTTCGTTAATTAAAATTGTAATATAACCACGATTAATGTAGTAAAAATACATTTTATTAATGAAATCGCTTTTCAGGTAGAATTCATGTTCATTTATAAATTTACGTGAAAAAAGTAAGCTACTTCCTCGTAGTCTATTATTCAACATTCTAATTAAAGTTAGAATGTCGTTTTTAAATAAAAAAAATGTTAATTATTCTTAATTCCTAATAGCTGTTGCTTTTGAAAGAATGTAAATGGTGTTTTCAGTGACTACTAAATACTCACTACCTACTGCATATGTGTTTTTAATTGGTGATGTATGTTCATCGTTGTTTTTATAGAGGATTTTGCTACCATCATTGGTTATAATTTGGCAGTTTCCTCGGCAAGAGTCAATGTAAAAGTAGAAATCAATTGGCTTGCTAAGTTTTATAGATAATTTACAGGCTTGGTTAAGTGATTTGGCATCTGGTAAAGTGAGTTTATTTGCTGTTGGAGTGGCTTGTTGTGCTGACATTTTATATTCTTTAATCTATAAAAAATTTTGAGATTTCAACCACACCTACTTTTTTATTTTTTTAAAAGTGGAGATTTTATACAAGTTTGTATGCTCCATCTTTCTATTGGGTCTATCTTTAATGTATTCAATAAAAATTCACGAAACTGTTCTAGTTCAACTGAGTTTTTAAAATTCACGTATTCAAGTTCTTCTCTAATCATACCAGGTAACTCATTAATTACCTTTTCTATATATTTTATGTATTCATCTGTGTCATTGGAGTATTCTGAATCAAGTAATTTTTCATTAAAAAGCATCTCAAATAACAAACATCCTAATGTCCATATGTCACTATCTTTATTGAAAATACCTGTTTTGAAATTCTCTGGTGCTCGATAACACCTAATATGAATTGTGCCCTTAATGGAATCAGTTTTATCGGTGAATTCTTCTGCGTTTCCCAAATCAATAATTTTACAAGTAAAATGCTCAGGTATAGAAATAATATCTACAGCTTCAGGTATAGTATCTATTTTCTTCATTACAACACTTGATATCCAAGTGTTAAATTCATTGCGCATTTGCACCTTCTTATCACTTAAATTGTCTTGTGACCAATTAAATTCTAAATGCTGTGTTTTATTATCGTAAAATTTCTTACGAATCTTGGGTATTTCCAAAGAATTAACTGCCTCAATTATTTTTTCTGTTCTCTGTGAAATTATAGTAGTCATAATATTCTCTAGTTTCAAATCAGTGTGAATTAAAAATTGTTGATTTAGTTCAAGAATACCTATTGATGTGTCACGAATGATAGTTTTAACTACGTGTGTAAAATTGTTATCTGTAGCATCAATTGAGTTAATCACGTCGATTGCAGCTACACCCATTAATTCTAATACCATACAAATGTGTTCATTGAATTTGAAGTCATCGAATATTTTTATAATACGGTGACTATTACTGGTGCGTTTTAAATAATTTATTTCACTTTTACCCTCAAATGTCGCATCTATGTTCATTATTTTTACAGCATAATATTTATCACATTGGATATCATAAGCTAAGTATACTCTACAAAAAGTGCCGTGGTCTAGGTAATCAAGTATAAGATATCTTGAGTTTAATACTTCACCTATGAATTCATTTATAGTATCAGAGTCTAAGCTAGATACACTGCTTACTGAACTTCCACTCATATTACTCAATTACTTGAATAATTCCTTAAATAAAAAAATAAGAGTTAAATGCTTACATTAACATATCACGGAAATCAGCAGGTGTATAATGAATAGACTTCAATGCCTTACCTGTGCTTGCGTTTCTTACTAGATATTTACCAGGATAAGTGTCTGAAGCAAATGCCTGTGGAGAATCATATCGTGTTTCATTCTGTTTATACCATTCAACTGTTTGGTTGGCTACTTCTTCACTGTCACATACCTTTGACATATTACTTTTATGAACAATATCAAAACTGCGGTCAAGGTCTATCTGTAGTGTGCTACCAACCGAATACACACAATAGTTAAGATAGTGTAGTAAATCTTCGAGTTTCTCTGGTCCTACTGAGTCAAATAGCAGACTTTTTAATGTAGCAAGTGTAATATCAATTGAGCCTACAACACTATTTACGTGACCAAGTGCAGTTTCATCATCGAAAAAGTTGGATTTAATTTTAAAATCATTTACATTTATTGAAGATACTAGTGTAAAATGAGAAGCATTTTCAGGCACTTCTTTTAATTTATCTGGAATTACTAATCCCTTATTGAGTATATAATTACGGAATCCAGCTTCAAGGTCAATTCCAAATGTAGCACCTGCCCCATAAACTACATACAGAATATCAGTAAGTGCGTCTATAACTTCGACGAAATCACGGTCTCTAATAGCTTCTCGTAATTCTGTGACTTCCTCGTGAATTAAATTGTATCGGAGTTTTGCTGTATCACGATGCTGTTGAAGCATATCGCCATTATATGTTTCTGGAAGCACTGTAAACATATCAAAAATTTTAATAAAATCGAGTGTTGCCTGGTAATTGCTTAATGTCATAATTGTTTTATTAGTTTATTGTTTATTAACAGTTTAAGTGAATATAAATAAAAAATTTTCTTTCATTATTTTAGATATGCCAGTTTCAAAAAAGAAGAGTAAGATTACTAAACCTAGTGGAGGTATTTGTGCTCCAGGGAATGATGGAAGCATAGTAAGAAAATTTAACAGGAAAACTAATAAAGTTACACGAAAACGTTTCACTTGTTTTGACCGTTCCAGTCTCTTAAAAATAATAAATAAATTAGATAGTGAAGAAGCATTTGTTTGGGACCCAGAAGCTAGTGACATTGAATTATGGAGACTCATTCAGGATAAAATGCGTGGAAAATGTCGTGATGAAGTGTGCTGGGCAAAAAAGGCAGATATAGACACCAGTGAGCTATTTAAACCTGAAAAACCAAAAGAATGGGAAAAGAATTCACTAGAGTGGTTAGACACTAACAACATTGAAGACGTATTGTCACAATACGAGAAAAAACACTCAAACTTTGCATTTATGGGAGCAGTTCCTATTGATTTTGACCACAGATTTTCACCCACTAATTGTGTAGCTAATGAATTATGTAATTTAAGTGTTAAAAGACTATTAGAGAGTGGTAAAACTAGACTTGGTGTAGTATTTAATTTAGACCGTCACGACCAACCAGGTAGTCACTGGATATCAATGTTTGCACGTTTGGGCCGTAAATCATTCGTTGGATACTTCGACAGTTATGGATACAAACCACCTCGTGAAGTCAAAAAATTAATGCGTAGAATTCAAAAGCAATGTGAAGAAATGGGTAACTCTTGTGAATTACGAACTAATGATATTCGCCATCAAAGAAAGTTTAGCGAATGTGGTGTATATTGTATTCACTTTATAGTTAAAATGCTTGAAGGTGGAAACTTTGATAAAATTACAAAGAATGTCATTGATGATGACACTATGAACTCTTATAGAGAAAGATTCTTCATTTAATTATTTTTTTTATTATTCACTACAATAAATAAGTTGAGATAACTAGCGAATAGTAACCATAACAAGTATGGTATTAATAAACCAGCAGCTGTTTTATTTACACGAAGCATTTTCACGAAGACTACAACAGTCAAAGCTATAATAGCATAAATTAATACCAAGGCCGTTTTCATCATTTTCATTCTAAAGAACACAGTGGTCCATATAAAATTCAATGCCATCTGAGCTATGAAAAATACTAATGGACTACAGAAACCTATACATTTTGGACTTTTTATAGTTAACAAGAATGACACTGCTAGTAAAACATATAGAATAGGCCACACTATTCCAAATACGTATCCAGGAGGTGTTAATTTTGATTTCTTCAATGCATTATACCATTCTCTATTTTTAATTGAGTTCATTAATTAAAATAATAAAGTAAAATAAAATAAAATTATAAGATTTAATTAAAATGAAATTGGAATCAAGTGAATGCATTCAACTCTTCGTTCATTACGAAAAAAAGACAAAATCAGCAAAAGGAGGTGTAACATCGCAACTTTTATTAGGTGTAACAGCTGACAAACCAGGATACTTTCATGAAATAGAAAGTGATTATGGAGAATTCAAAGACACTCCTAAAAAAGTTCCTTCAGGATATAAAAAATGGCCTGATACTAAATCTCAACAATTCGCTCGAGACTTTTATTGTAAAAGCAAATCTAAGAAAGCAGAAAAAGTAAAAGCATTAGAAGGATTAGAAGAACCCAAATGGTATAATGAATCCAGAAAACACTGGCTTACAATAGGTGACTTAATGTCTTTAAAACCAGGAGCTGAATTAGATATTTTATTATACCATAGAAATGCATTAGATGCTCCTATGACTTATTTTAAAAGTGATACTAGTTATACACCAAAAAAGTTTTTTAAAAGTGAAAGAGATACATTAGTAGCATCAGATGAACCTCTAATGTGTTATTTTAAAAATTATGATAAATATGACCCAACTCATAAATATTTAGAAGTAGAATACAAACGAGATAAATGGTATCCATTAGAAGATGGATTTCTTCCAGCATCAAAAAATAAAAAAGGAAAAAAATTACATTTCACAGAGTTACCAAAAAAGACACCAATTGGATTCCGCGGACCTATGATTTTATGGAAAGATTTAAGCAAACTTCCAAAAATTTATTTTTCAGAAAAATAAAAAGTATATTTGCCTAAAATGCCTAAAAAAGTATAAAAAAGTATATTTTTAATGTAGCGCACGCGATTTTTTTCGCATTTTTTTTCTTTTAAATCGCACCATAAATTGAAAAATGCCTATTTAGCACAAAAAAGTATATTTTTAATGTAGTGCACGGCGAAAATTACGCATTTTTTTCCTTTTAAATCGCACCATAACTTGAAAAATGCCAATTTAGCACAAAAAAATCGGGGAGCAGAAATCTGAAATTTTGGCAAAAAAAGTATACTTTTTGGCAAAACTTTGTAACTGGTTCATTTTTGGTTCATTTTCAGTTTTTTAAAATTTATGGTGCGATTTAAAAGAAAAAAAATCCATTAAAAATATCACCAGTCCTTTAACAAGGATAAGGACTTATTCTTTTTTCATTCTTTTTTTGGCGAGTTTTGCCAAAGTTTTGCCAGAATTTCTAAATTTTTGCCAAATTCTGGCAAAACTGATTTAAATAAAAAATCGAGTATCTAATTAATGATTATTATAGCTAGATATTTTGCTAATTCTTGTATAGCGCAGGCATCTAGACCGGAACAGCGAAGACTAAGAAAATTTTTAATAGATAACCACGAGCATCGCTGTATTATATGTAAATCTAGAGCACCATTATACCTTTTAGAATGTGCTCATATAAAACCCAGAAGTGTATCAAATAACAAGGAGAGAAATGATACTGGCATAGTGTCATTGATGTGTAGAAATTGCCATAAGTTTTATGACGAGGGCGATGTAACTATAGTTGAACCAGGTGTAGTTCTTGTATCACCACTGTTCAATGAACAAGAATATCCAGATATCTTACGACCAGACAATACATTTAATATTAATCAATACGCCAAGAACCCAGAATATTATAATTGGCATTTTAATAGGGTATTCAAGAAATAATTTTTTTCTTGTATTAAATTATATAAAAAAATGTCAGCATCAAACAAATTACCATTAGACGTCCATACTATCCACGATAAAGAAGCCGATGAACGCGAGCAATATCACGCTACTCAGAAAGCATATGAAAAGGGATTTGCAAATAAAGCAAAAGATAAAAAGAATGCCAAAGCTAGATTTGAGTTATTCAACGAATTATTTGAAAAAAAATTAGTAGCAAACCCTAAGGGAAAGGCTAAGAAACTCGCCAAAATTGTTCGTGATAGTGACGCAGTTAAGTCAAGAACTTATCCATCATCAGTTCCATCAATGTATAGTGGTGAAGTTGTTCCATACACAAATATGGGTATGATTTCCAAATTATTTGAGCAAGTATTAGGTGGTTTCCAAATGAAAGGTAAATTAGGAAAAGTAGGAGGTATTTACCATATGAACTTATTAACTGAACCAGAAATGGCAATGAAAGTTCTTAAGAACCTCATGACCTATCTCGTAAAGAATGCCCCTGGTGACGATACCTATGTTATCATTGATAACTATATGAAATTATTCTTACCAGTAGTCCAGAGTCTTACTGGCAAATTAATTTCTAAGAAGTAAATTCCATTAATTCTTTTTTAATTTAAATATTTTGAAAACAATTTCTGAACTATCAAGAACACAAGAGCACCGAAATTCACAATGTAACACCAGAATTCACCGGCATTCTTATTTTTCAAGTAAAATGATAATAACAAAAGGGAGTAGTCCACAAGTTGCATTAGTGAAACATAAATTATCCAAATAGCAATTGTTGTATTGTAGAATTTCAAATTATGATTACCATATTTTAAAAAGTGTAACACACGACACTAGATTTACAAGAAAAGATATAATTGATGCTCTTGCACTAATACACATTTATATATAATTATATATAATAAACAAAATAAGTTATCGTTGTATATAGTATATATAGTATAAATGAAATTAGCAGATATATCTCGATTCGATAAAATAAGTGATTACCTACCTATTTTAAATGCTGTTTTATTCACAGACCTATTTTTTATGGGTGTGTTGTATTACACACCATTACTAAAAAGCAAAAATTTGGCAAGGTGGTATGAAACTTACCGCCTCAGTGGCATGCTCTGCGACGTCACAATTATAATGATTGGCTTTGTAATCGCCAGAGCAATTTACTATAAGATTTTCAAAGAATTTACACCCTGGAAGTTCATTGTTCTTCTTGTAGTAATCCAGGTAATTCACGACCTCTTGTTTGCTGGTGCCTTCTACAGTATTCCTAAGGGCGTTAATAAAATGATAGATATGTTTAAAGATTATGGCAATGAACACGGAGCAGGAGCTATTGTAGGCGATTCACTAATGATGGTAATGGCAGGGTTTCTAGCTATGACGCTATCTAACTGGGGTAAAAACACTAACATAATTATTTTATTGGTTTTGTTGTATTTCACACCATATATATTATACACTAAATGAAACTACTATCATTAGTATCCTAGGCGTCTAAGTAATTTGCTCAATTCAAAGAGTGTCCTAAAATATTCTCCACGGGTTAATTTTTTTTCATTGTAATCCTGAATGACAGTTTCTCGAACTCTAAGTAGATAAATAGGGCAATTTGCGTAGGGGTTTGTAATATTTACATTGTGACCCTCGAGTATTTCACTTGTTCGCAAAAGTAGTTGTTCCATTTTTCAATGAATTTTTACTAGTGTTACCAGTAAAATTATTGAAATCAATTTTAAAGTGTCTATCCAGTGATGTTTCTGGTAGAATTTTAATACTTAAATAATATATAATAAATAATTAGATATAGATGGTAAATTATACCTGTGAGCCGTGTGGATTTTCTACAAATATAAAAACACACTACACGCGACATCTTAATACAAAAAAACACGAGAGAAACTGTAAACCATTTGTGTGTGAAAAATGCGACGAGAAATTTACACTGAAGAGTAGTTTAGACCGCCATATAGAAAAATTCTGTAACCCCACTCAAAAACTTAAAACGCAGTTAGCAGAACGTGACAAGACCATTGAAGAATTAAAGAAATCCACTACTGTTAATAATTACAACACAAATATTCAGTGTAATGTGTATAATATGCCACCAATAAAATTTCTCAACACTTTCTTTAGTAATAATCCTAGTTTTCAACAGATAATAGATTGTCTCACTAGACAAAGTCTTTCAACCGAAGAATTAGAATCACTAGAAAACGCACACTCAACAGGAAATCCTAACTTTATTGGTTATGAGATAGACAAAATTCTCAAATCACGCAATCGTAGTTTAATTCAGAGTCTTGATAATCCCGATAATACCTGTCCAAATTTTATGTTTTCAAACGATGGTTCATTTAGACGTTACATAGCAAAGGGACCTAATGAATGGGAATTTTTCACAGATAGTGACACCTTAGAAAACTCAACTAGCATCATTCTTGATCAGGCAACAGAAGCAAATGATAGCAATGAAATGTTAAATCACAATAAACGCGACCGCGCAATTATAGCTAAATGTATCCAGCGAATAAATGACTGGAATACTAGCAAATTACAATTGTTAGATAAAATTTAAGTTTTTTTTTATTATAGATATATAAATACATATATGAATTACTCTAGTAAAGACTTTAATTCTCTTTATTTTACCTTAAAGAAAACAATAATTCAAAAAACTAATTATGACATTGATTTAGACCCAAGTTATAAAAGCTCATTGAACTCTATTATTAATGGAGTTATCCGCAAAAATCCAAAGGCATCCAATCAATTTATTAGTAGTATGGTATTAAATACAGTATCAAATAAATTTATTGAAAGAATAAACAAGTCACAAAGTAAAACTACGTGTAATAATTTTCCTAATTTAGCAAATAGACCACTTAACACAGACCCTAGACCACAAAATAGTCAATTCCCACCACAGAAACCAGTTACACCACAGACAAAGAGAGGATTTGATAATATTTTCAAGAATAATGTTCCAGAAATGAAACCTGATATGTTTTCAAGGCAGGTAAATCAAAGTAGTAGGGATTATATAGATTCATCTCTTCGTGAATCACCAGAGGAACGTATGAATAAATTAATGAAAGAACGTGGAATGTTAAATGAAAACTCAAATACTAATGTAAATATAGAATCATTACAAAAGGCAGAATCAAAGTTAGAAAATGAAAAAGGCGCCTCTTCTAGAGTATCAATAGCAAACGACAATGAATTCTTCCGCAATTTGTATGAAAACAAAATAGAAGATTGTAACCCATTTGATACAGAAGCAAAGAAAATACAAACCATTCCAGATAAACCAAATAAACCAGACCAGTTTCAAGACCAGAGCCAAGCAAATAGACTTCCAGAGTATATTTATGAAGAACCCAAAAGAGAATTACGTGAAGCAAATGATATGAAGAAGGTTTCCAACGAAATACGTGAAGAAGGTAAAGACCTCTATAGAAACACTGGATTTCACAATCAGCGTGAATTAGGAAAACTAATTTACTTAGATTCAGGAAATATTGGAGCAGATGGTTCAATTGAAAATGTTCAGGTTGAATTGGTAGAACCTGTAATTATTGACGGAACTTGTGACGTATTCATTGAATATATTGGTCTTCACGCACTCAAGAGTGGAACAACAGGTTCCCACATAGAAAATGTAAATTTATTCGGTCTTAAATTCGATGAAATTCCAGTAAATGTAGGAACAACAAATGCCGATTTACTTGGATATTACCTATTCCCAAATGAGACATTTGGTAAGAATGATAATTCCGCAGATTCAGCTGACGCTAATCCTGGTGTTGATGCTACAACATATACTGTAAAACTCAAGAGTAATTATTTAACTACTGTAACAAGTGGAAAATACTATAAATTTACAATGTCTCTTATTGGGTTAACCTATAATGCTGGAGACAAGTATAATTTCGTCAAAGGAGGCGCGGCCGGTTCCAGACTTGTAATTGGTCTCTTTTTCAAAAAACGAAATAATTAATAGTAATTCATTTAAAAAAAAATAATATAATTCTATAAATAATGAGTAAATACCTTTCTAGAGAAAACCTAGATAATCTCTTTCATTTTGTATCCCAAGATATTAAAAATATCGGTATTGATATAACTGAAAATGAACGCTTTAAGAAAGCAACTAAAAAATTAATGAAGAGTATTCATCGTCAAGTATCCGAATCAAATAACTCAATGAACCTTCAGCAATTAAACCAATATTCAACTCAAAAAATAAAACCATTTTTAGTTGAAATGTATCAGCGCGAACAAAACAAACAGTCTGGCGAAGGGAATTCTGGTATGGAATTAGCAGGTTACTCGGATGGTCCACTATTGGGATTAAATTTAAATGCTGAAGAAAATGAAGGAAGTGAATTAGATCTACTGTTTCAAAACGCTAGTATTACTGGGAATAAACCTATAGAGAATGATGCTAATTTATCAAGTGAAGACTTCGCTAAAAGATTAGATGAATTCGCCAAGGAAAGAGGACAGGCGAACCCACTTGGTGACTATAGTAAAATGGTCAATGATACACAGGAATTCCGTGAAACATTAGAGAAAGCAAATCAGTTACAGGAACAGGAACGCAAACGACAAATAGAAACTAAAAAGCGAGGAAATGAATTTTTTGCTACACTTGACGCCAGTAAGAGTGAACCAGTATTAGATAGAAATAGTTTTAATGCTGCATATGCTAGCAAACCGCTTCTTACACGCGAATCACAGAACCGCAAACGTAAAGATAAACAAGAAAAAGCCGCAGAAAACAATCAGGATAATCCATACTTTCAAATTAATCCAGATAATGACGCACGTAAATTAATTGATAAAATTACAGTAAACAATGTAGACCATACTCGCGATAATGCAGTTCCATTTGACCCTGAAAAAACTACTGCTGATATGCTTTCAGTGTATAACCGTGAATCAAAAATACCACCAAAAATTTTTGAAAACACCCAGACTTTTCACGAACGCACTAACCGCCACACTGTAATTGTTGATACAGGTGATTTAAATAATGCCTTTGTAACAAATATTGGAACAGACACAACCAAGGGATGGTATAAGTGGAAGGCTGACTTGGAAATAACACTTAAAGTTGAAGAAATTTCCGATATTTTCTTGGAAAGTTTCACTATAAGAGGACATACTGTAGCGGACAATTGTGAATATTTCGTATTAAATATAGACAAATTCGACGTTGAATCTAGTAGTAATAATAGTAATATGCGTGACCGACTTACAATTCCTAATAATAATGGAACAACTGATTTTTATAACCCATCAGTTACATTCGATGGTTCAGGTTCTCAACAAGACACAACTATAGTTGAAACTACACTATTAACAAATAAAAATGTAACAGATATTAATGTTACAGATTCTATTTTCTTGGGTAATGGCGATTTTGTAGGTAATGTAGTATCAGTTAGAGAAGGAGATAATAAAAACATTAAAGTTGACTATGTAAGACACACAATTCAGGATGGTGCTTCACTTTTTGTAGGAAAGCATAACATAAAAATAGAAAAATTCGATGCAAATGCTAACTATATTGGAACTATTAATCCTAAGAATTTGAATGTAATTGAATTTACATTAACAAATCAGGACGGCGAAAGTGCTGAAACAGGTGATAATAAAGTTTTCCACGAATCAGCAGCTCCAAATAATCGTGTAATACTAGAGTTCTCTATTGTATCTAGACACTACGATGATTTCCAGGTTAAAAATAGAGAAAATATAGCAAGCAAACCTATTTAATTAATTCCCTTATTCACTAGAACAGAACTTATCTACCTCATTTAATGGCAATGGAGTATCTGTAATTTGAGTTCCACAATATTCTTGATTTTTACTTGAGTAATCTACATAATTGTAGATGCCTAATTTAATTCCTATCTTTAATAAGAATTTCATATTATCCCAGAAAGGTGGGACGTGACCTTGTTCCTTAGTCATAACGTGTCCTAACTCGTGAATAGCTACAAAAAGTATAGTGTTTTCATCAACTAATCTATTTGAACCATCTTTACTTCTTAAACAATATACAATTTTTTTCCCTTTGTTAATGGAATAACTTGTGAATTTATTGCCTGGACTACTCTCTGAAAGACTATCTGGATTATAGTTTTCTATTAATAAATCTATTTCTTCACGTTTACAGAAGTAGTCTTTTAATTCGCGATTTTCTTTAAGATGTTTTACAATAGCGTCAAGGTTTTTCTTTATCATAGCCAACTTATTGGCTGCCTGTCTTTTATCAGGAAGATTTCTTACTAGATATTCATTACCGTCGCGAGCTTTTACATATTTAACTTCGCTGCTCTTGGATTCTAGGTATAAATAAAAAATTGTTATTACTACTAGTAGCAGGAAAAAACTTGTGAAGTCTTGCATTACTAATATTATATGATATAAAAAAATTGATTTAAATGAATGCCGGAATTAAATCAATACACACTACCCGATTCTGCCTATAAACAAAGTATGACATCGGTTACCAAAACCTCCACACATGACACAGATTTCGAATATCGTGGCGATAAGATTGACCCACTCCGCAATAACAAACACACTCTTGAAGCAAAAATCACAGACTGGTATTGTAGTAATGAAATTCGCTCAAATCTAGGTGGAGAAGATACTAGTAGTGAAGAAGACCCAGACAGTCGTCGCTATAAGAGTTTTGACCGTGAATATGTTATTCGCATCTTTGCTACAACAAAACGCGGAACTAGTATAGGAATTAATGTATTCAATTACACTCCACACTTCTTTGTAGAGTTACCTGAGGAAGTAGCACGTGCTAGTCTTAAGGTGAAAAACATGGTATCTTTCATTCGTGGAAAAATGTCTAGAACTACCAGAGAAAACCTATTGAGTTTCGACGTTGTAAGGCGCAAAAACCTGTATGGATTTACAAATAACCACGAGTTTCCCTTCCTGCGTGTAATTTTCAAAGACACAACTAGTATGAATGGTGCTCTTAAAGTTCTTAGGGAACAAAAGATTTTTGGAAGAAGTTTTAAGGACTCAATCTTTGAAAGTAACATTCCACCATTCTTGCGTTTTATCCATAAGAACAATATTCAACCTGCTGGTTGGATACGCATAAGCGCAGGAAATTACGTTGTGAATAGAGGTAGTGAAAAACTTACTAAGTGTCAAATTGATATTACAGTTGATAACTGGAAGAAAGTGAAGAGTTTCGAGAGTGAGGAAGCAGTGCCTTTCCTCACTGCTGTGTATGATATTGAATGTAATTCTAGTCACGGAGATTTCCCTCTGGCAAGGAAAAACTACAAGAAACCTGCACAAGAAATTTATGAATACTCACAGAAAAATAGCAAGACGCTTACTCTAGAAGACGTTCATGGTATGTTGTTTCAAGCTTTTGGATTCAAATTGGAAAATCAAACCAGGGAATATCCTGTTTCGCATATTTTCACAAAAGCAAGTGCTAAACCTAACAAGAAATTTCTGGAATACAAGGCAAGACAAATATTTGAAACAATAAATACCAGAGAAACATATGGTATTCTTTCAAAGTATCTTGCTGAGAATTTCCTGGAAGACGAAAACGATATTCTAGAACAAGTAAATGAAACCACTGTTATGAACATCATTTGTGACAGCTTCGCAGATTGTCCTAGAACAGAATGTGAAACTGGTGCTGTAAGAACATACACTAAGTCTAATATGAAACCTACAAAGCGTGTTCTTCAAAATGCTACAATGACAGCAACAAAGATTCTTAGGAAGTGTGTAAAAACACTGTTGCGTATTACTGAAAAACAAGGATCTCTAGTTTTCAGTATATTAACAAATTCGAAAGGTTGGCAAGAATCATTGGAGCAAGACACAATCAACCAAATTAATACATCGGTAGATACCTGCCAAAATCTGCTCATTTCACTTTTCAAGAGTAACTTCCCAGAAATCGACATTTCTCGTGAAACAGGAGTAAATCGTATCATTGACCACTTCGATGACCACAGATTTCCTGAGGTGAATGGTGATGAAATTATTCAAATAGGCACTGCTGTCCAACAGTTCGGCACAGAAATGCCAGCGTTGAAGCATATTATTACACTAGACACCTGTGACCCTATTCCAGGAGTAGTTGTAGAACAGTATAAAACTGAGCGTGAAGTAATTCTTGCCTGGATACGTTTCATTCAGCGTCTAGACCCTGACGTTATTTCCGGTTACAACATCTTCGGTTTTGATTTCAGTTACTTGTATCATAGGGCAGAAGACCTTGGACTGAAAACTGAGATTGAAACTCTGGGTCGTATCCGTAAATTGGAATCAAACCTTGAGATTAAGAAATTGTCTAGTAGTGCCTTGGGAGACAATACGCTTTACTACATCAATATGCAAGGACGTGTCTTGATTGACCTTCTCAAGGTTGTTCAGCGTGACCACAACTTGGTGTCTTACAAGCTGGATTATGTAGCAGAAAACTTCATAAATGATAAAATAACAGAAGTGGTTGAAAACACTAGTAATGAATCGCGGCTCAAAATTCGTGGACAAAATACATTAGTAGCAGGTAATTTCATTACAATTGTGTATTCCAGCAAGCAACCATCTAAGGACTACCTAGAAACCAAATACAAAATCACTGATATTACTGACGATGTAATTACCGTGAATGCTGAAATTAAGCAGGAGCGACTATTCAATGGTCACAATAATAACATTCGATGGCAGTTGGCAAAAGATGATGTGTCTCCACAACAGATTTTCGAGTTTCAAGGACAGAATGCTACAAAACGTGCTATTGTAGCGAGTTACTGTGTTCAGGACTGTGCCTTGTGTATTACACTAATGAATAAACTGGATATTCTTACTAATAATATTGGTATGGCCAATGTATGCTATGTGCCGCTATCATTCATTTTCCTAAGAGGTCAGGGTATTAAGATTTTCTCACTGGTTTCAAAGGAATGTAAATCAGAGAACTTCTTGATTCCTCTAGTGAGACCGAAACGTGATGAAATACGCGCTAATACAGATAGTGATAGTGATGAAGGCGTTACATTTGACTACGATTTCACTGATAAATTCACTCCAGGAGAAGACATTGAAGATATGGAACGGGATGATGATGGTGGATACGAAGGTGCTATTGTATTGAAACCAACACCAGGCATTTACCTTGATACTCCTGTAACAGTATTGGATTATGCTAGTCTTTATCCTAGTAGTATGATTAGTGAAAACCTATCACACGACTCACTTGTTGTTAGCGAAAATTATCTTGGAGATGATGGAGCCCGTCGCCTAGAAGAACTTGGGTGTGGATATGTGGATGTAACACATGATACCTACAAGTGGGTGGATTCACGTATTCGAAGCAAAGGCAAGGTAAAGACTGGTCAAAAGACTTGTCGCTTTGTTCAACCTCCAGATAATGAAAAGTCGATTATTCCAAGAATTCTTAAGAAACTTCTTAAGGCACGAAAAGACACTAGGGCAAAGATTAAGACTACCGAGGACCCATTTAAAAAGAAGGTGTATGACGGTCTTCAGTTGGCGTATAAACTAACGGCAAACTCGCTGTATGGTCAAATTGGAGCACCAACAAGTCCTATCTATATGAAAGACATTGCGGCAAGCACAACAGCAACTGGACGTAAATTGCTTCATCTTGCCAGGGATAAAACACTGGAACACTTTCCTCAGGCAGAGATTGTGTATGGAGACACTGATTCTATCTTCATCAATTTCAATCCTGTAGATGACGTAACTGGTGAACCACTGAAGGGAAAAGCAGCCATTGCCAAATCAATTGAGATGGGAGTAGGAGCGGAGAAATACATTCAGCAGTTCCTGAAAGCACCACACAGACTGGAATATGAGAAGACATTCTCGCCATTCATCTTGTTTTCAAAGAAGCGATATATTGGAAATAAATATGAGGAAGATACTGAGAATTACAAGCAGACTAGTATGGGTATTGTGTTGAAGCGTCGTGACAATGCTGATATTGTAAAACACGTGTATGGCACAATCATTGACATTCTAATTAACAAACTAGACCTGGAGGGAAGTATTAAATTCTGCCAAGAGGCGTGTGAGAAACTTCTTCGTGGAGGTTTCACAATGGATATGCTGATTATTACAAAGTCACTGCGTGGTTTCTACAAGAACCCTGACCAGATTGCTCACAAGGTATTGGCAGACAGAATAGGTGAGAGAGAACCTGGTAATAAACCGAAGTCCAATGACCGCATTCCTTATGTCTATATTGAAACACGCAAAACCAGAGGAACTCAAGAACGACAAGGTGACAAGATTGAGCATCCTGATTTTATTCGTCGTCACAAGATAAAACCTGACTATAAGTTCTACATCACAAACCAGATTATGAAACCAGTTGGTCAAATTTATGCTCTTACTGTAGAAAAACTTCCTGGATATAAACTTCCTAAAAATCATTGGGACTTGAAATACAAATCACTCACGGCAACAAAAACACACGAGAAAGCAATGGAGAAAATAAAGGATTTGAGGTATGAAGAGGCATCACGTCTTATCTTTGGTGAAGTTCTTCGCAAGGCAGAAAATCAACGCTCAGGAGCAAGAGAGATTACGCAGTTCTTCACTGTAACATCTAAGAATAAGTAAATTACTGGTCATCACCATTATCATTAACTAACCTAGGCATTTCATTATTACCTGGTATTAATATTCTTACGCTTACACGACACATTGGACATGTATATTGATTTTGAAACCAAGTATCTATACAATTCAAATGAAATTTATGACCACAGGAATTTATTTTTCTTATTATACTAGAATTAGCGAAAGGTTCTCGGCAAATACTACAAGATTCGCGGTCTTCTTCAGGTGTTTCTTCATCGTTACCTACAAATAACTCAGTTGTAGTATTGGCATTTAATTGCTCAATTGTTAATCCAAGTCTAGTATTTGATAAGGAATCAGCTATAATACCATTAAATAAATTATCCACTAGTGGTGTTAACGTATCATCATTTACAACTCCAGGCGCAGTATTAAAAGTAGCAGTGTATGTTCTAGGAGTTCTTCCATTGTTACGACTTCTAGTTGTCATCCTAGGAGTTTCAAAGTTAAAAAGTCTAGGTGCCGTGATGTTATTATCAGCTGTTTCTAGTGTTTCAATACGAGTAGTTAAATTGTTAATTAATTGCTCAGAGTTTTCTAATCTGCGTCTCATTTCGGATACAGTATCGAATATTAAACTAAATCTGTCCGTGTTCAACTGCTCACGACCACTTCTAGAAGTGTTATTCCAGCTAAATGGGTAGTTCCAACTCATTAATAATAATAACTTAAAGATTTTCTTTTAAATAAAAGTATTAAATAGATAAATGACTACAGAATCAGAAACACAGACCCAAATCTCAGGAAAGGGACTTTCAGGTCTAGTTAATCTAGGTAATACCTGTTTTATGAATTCAGCAATTCAGTGTGTATCGAATATTCACGAGCTCACTTTATACATACTCACTGATAAATACAAAAAATCTATTAATGAGAAAAGTAATCGTGTTGAATTGCTTCAAAATTGGCGTAATTTAATTTTTGGGATGTGGGAGAGTAACTGTATTGTATCACCATTAACTTTTCATAAGAATATTAGAAGAATTGCTGTAACCGAGGGACTATTAAATTTCACAGGGTTTGGACAGAATGATACTCAAGAATTTCTAATGCTACTTATAGATTCACTACACGACGCCTTATCTAGAGAAGTTGATATAACTATTTCGGGTAAAGTAAAAAATGATACTGATAAACTAGCGTTAGAAGCAATGAAAACCTGGAAATGTCACTTCAACGATAGTTACAGTGAAATTGTTGCATTGTTTTATGGTCAGTATATTACTACAATAAGTAGCCTAGAAGGTGAAGTATTATCTAGAAATTTTGACCCATTTTGTTATTTGACTGTTCCTATTCCCGTTGATAAATCAAATATATCTCTCCAGGATTGTTTTAACCTATTTACACAAGATGAAACTATGGACGACGACAATAAATATCAGCACCCCAAGACAAAAGAATATATTAATGTTAAGCGCCAGTGTTTATTTTGGAATCTTCCTAAAATTATGATTGTGTGCCTCAAGAGGTTCGATAATTCTAGACGTAAGATTACTTCTCACGTAGATATTCCTATTGAAAACTTAGACCTATCTAGTTATTTAAGAGGTTACAATAAAAAGGCAAATTACAGGTTAGTAGGAATTTCAAACCATTCAGGAGGTGTTGGCGGAGGACATTATTATTCATATTGTCGTGCGGAAAATGAACACTGGTATGAATTTAATGATACAAATGTTTCAAAAATAGATGAGTCTCGTATTATAACGCCTAATGCTTACGTATTGTTCTACAAAAAGACACAATAGTCAAAAAAAATTTATTTATACTATTTATATATAATGAACAAATTACTAATTATATTTATTGTTACAATAGTATTAGTAGCTTTATCTGTAGGTGGTTATTTCTTACACAAGAAATTAACTGGAGATGATTTACTTAAAATATTAGAAGAGGAAGAAGTCGCAACCGAAACCACAGAGATACCTGAAGAAAAGCAAGTATTTAATGTTTCTAATAATGTTTTTAACTATGATGAAGCTCGAAGTGTTTGCGAGGCTTATAATGGAGACTTAGCATCCCTTGAACAAATGGTTGATGCTTATAAAAATGGAGCCGACTGGTGTAACTATGGATGGAGTGAAGGACAATTAGCATTATACCCTACACAAGAAGAATCTTTCAACAAACTCGAAATGAATCCAGAAACTCGCGGTCAATGTGGATTACCAGGAATTAATGGTGGTCACTTTGAAAACAAGAATTTAAAATTCGGGGCTAACTGTTTTGGTGTAAAACCAGAACCAAGTAGCAGTCAGCAGGAAAAATTAATCAACGAGCAGTATCTCCTTAACCCATTATCTCGTAAAGCACAGAGATATCAGGCACGTATTGATGAATTCGAGGTGTCACCTTTCTCAAGAAAGAAGTGGTCAAAATACCAGGAAGACCAGCAGTAATTAAATTTTAATTTTTTTATTTTTTTCGTTTTAACTATTAATGAGCAATAAATCAGTAATAAATGCTATAGCAGTTTTTAATGCGCCTAAATGTAAAGGCACTGTATTAATTTGTGAAAAACCAGGTAGTATAATTGAATTTGAAGTTAATTTATCAAATTTAAAACCTGGAAAACACGGGTTCCATATTCACGAAGCAGGTAACTTATCAGAGGGTTGTAAGAGTTGTTGTTCTCATTTCAATCCTCTAGGAGCTAAGCATGGAGGTCTACAAGACAAAAATCATTCAAGACATCTTGGTGACCTAGGAAATATTACTGCTGATAAGCGAGGAAATTGCCGTGAAATTATTCAAGACAAGAGTTTAAAACTTAGAGGTGCAAAATTTAATATTATAGGAAGGAGTATTGTAGTTCACGCGGATCCAGATGACCTTGGAAAAGGTGGAGACGAAGAAAGTTTAAAGACAGGAAATGCTGGTGCTAGAATAGGATGTGCCGTTATAGGTTATAAAACAGGTTATTATTTTTAAAATATTTAATAATTATATATGACTTTTAGTAAAATTAGAAAAAGTAGAAAAATAAAAAGAGGTGGTGACGGAAGTAGAACAAGTAGCAGAAGCAGAACCAGAAGCAGAAGCAGAAGAAGTAGAAGAAGTAGCAGTAGCATAATAAAAAGTTTAAATAGTTTAAATAGAACCCAACAGGTTGACACTACTTCGTTAAGAGAAAGAATAAGTGAAAATCAAAGTTTTTATAGACTTTTTTTACTAGAATTAGGTTCAGAAGAAAAAATGACGGTAGACGATTTATTAAAAAAAATTAAAAAAGTAGCGAATCAAGTTTATAAAGATGAATTTAACACTGCACAAATCGATGAATTTACAAAATTTAAATACGACGAATTATCACAATTATTTATATAATCTTTTAATAATAAAAAAATAATTAAAAAGTTTAAGGACAATTTAAGTAAATTAAAGAAATATGAGTGATAATAATAATACAGAAATGCCATATTCTCCTTTTCAACGATTAGTTTATCAATTGGCTACTCGTGTATTTGAGTCACTCGGTCCAGGTCACAATGAACAAATTTATCACAAGGCACTCCATCATGAATTATTTTGTAATGGTATTCACGCAGATGCTGAAAGACATCTAGATGTATTATATACAGATTCAAAGGGATACACACATAGTCTAGTATCTGAGCGTATTGATTTGTATGTCCATCAAAACTCTGAGAGTATTTTTACAGACGTTCAAGAATCAACTATAGTAATTGAATTGAAAGCCATTAGTAAAATACTAAATATTATTGAAGAAACACAGGTGCGTAAATATTTCCGTGAATTATCAAAGCAAAGCATTAGACCTCGTTATGGAATATTAATTAACTTTCCTCAACCTAGTTCAAAGGGAGTTTCGGATACTATAGAATACCGAGTAGTTCCTAATCAATAATATTATAATTTCTCGTAACATTCCTGGACATAATCTGATTCACGTAATCCTCTAATAATAATATCATTCATAGTATTCATATTACTACTCTTGAATTTTCTTTTTATGTCGAATATGAAACTAACTCTAGTTCCATTGTCTGTTTTGTCTAGGCGGTGATAATATGTATCATCAAATACAAAAGCACCGCCAGTTTTCCATTTTAAATCTGTCGCATTTAATACTACCAATTTTGAATCATTTGTATCACTAGTTTCTATTGTAATGTGACCTCTAATTAATCCTCTATATGGACCTCTATGCGTTTTAATTTTAAGAGGTCCAGTTATTTTACTAAAGAAACCTGTTTCTATTTCGGGAAATTTGTCTAGGAGTCTTGAAAGCACTGGATACCAGTAACGTGTTTTTTCAATATTTTTATAATACTTCACAACTTGATAATCGTAATCTCCAGTATTCTCATTAGTTTCAATAATGCTAGGGTCAAATACTTTATAACTTACGGGATAGTAATACCGTGAATAATTTTTATATTCACTAGTAATTTCTTCCCTTCTATCAATAAATTCTTTAATAAAAGAATAATCATCTGGATTGAAAAAAACACTAGGTTCAGTTACTTCTACACATGCGTTGAAAACGCTAATCCATAAGTTTTTTTCATAATTATCAGAGTCATAGAAAGCATCCATTTCTATTTCTGGGTATAATTTGCGTTCTCTTTCCATAACAGCGAGTAAAAATAATATTGTGTTACCAATTAACTGTCTCATTATTTAAGTTATTCGATTAATAAATTAAAATTCTAACATAATTATATACAAAATGCCAGTATACGGAAGTATAAATAACAAGAATAATAAAAAGACAACTCAAGCTGGAGGACGCAATGCTGTCGTAAAACGTAAAACAAACAAACGTAAATTAGGATATGTATCTTTTAAAAAGCAATTATCAAGAGTGAAAAACTCTAAGAAAAATGCTAAGAAAAAAAAAGGAGGAGGTTTCTGTGGTTACAAAAAGAAATTTTCTAATTAATCAATCTATTTTTTTAATTAATACACTAGATAAAATTCTAACATTATCATATAAATATGCCAGGATACGGAGTAATACCACCAGCTAAAAAAGTTGTCAAAAAACCAAATAAGTCATTGAAACCAAAGAATAAGAATAATACAAAGAAAAATACTAAGAAAAAAGTTGTTAAGAATATGAAAGGTGGTGCTGGATGCGCCACTAGTTATAAAGTAAACCAGAAAGGAGCGGCTCACTGCCACGGTGACCATAAGAAAATGAATATGAAGGGTGGTGCTGGATGTGGAATGAGAAATAACCAGAAAGGTGCAGCTCATTGCCACGGTGACCATAAGAAAATGAATATGAAGGGTGGTTTCATTAGAGATCACAGTCCTATGAGGAGCGTTTCCGGAAAGAGGACATGTAATAATTAATATCGCAGTGATTAAGCACTAGTTCAGCTAAATCAAATGCTATTTCTCCACTAGAAGATTTGTTTAGTATTTTCAAACCGTGACCATTACAGTTTTCTCGCATATTACTTGCGAATAATTGAAATAATTCACCTTCAAAGGTGTGAAATTTATCTTGTATTTCAAAAGCTTTAGGCATTTATATACTTATACAACTAATAATAAAAACAAATTTTTAACGAGTATTACTGTGACGATACAGTAAATGAAGGAATTTTATTTTAAAATAATCAGGTTCAACATTAATATTAATACCTGGATGACGTTCTATTAATTCCATTAAATCTTCATAGTATTTACTAGCCACATCGAAATAAATATCAGTTTCATTAAGTGGTTCATTTAACCATTTAATCATATCGTTGCGTTCTCTAGTGTATTTATTAGACATTTACTAATGATTACACTTTTTTTTTACGGTTTGAACGATTTGTTTTGTATTTTAAGGTAAAGGTTTCCTTACGACCCATTTCTCTCTTTCGACGTATCCTATCCATTATTTTATTAACATTTCCTGGGTTTCCTAGTATTTCATTTAAGGTAGTCTCTAGAAACTCCATATTTAATGGAGGTAATTGAGAACCTTTATTAGGAACTACTCGCATTGTGCCAACATTTATTTGGGTATTATCTAGTCCATTATTAGAAATGTATTTTAATAGTGACTCCTCTATTGTTGCTTTGTTACGTCTTAATTCACTAGCAACCCTAGTGTGTTCCTTTAATTTTCTCTCTAAGGCTATCCACTGAGATAAATTTCTTTTAAAGTTATCATTAATTCGTCCTGCCATATAATTTATAAATATATCTAGAAATTAATTTACATTTTTATTATTACTTGTCTCAATACCAAGACAAAAATGAGTAACGCCAAGATAAATGTAAGTATGAACAATACACTAGTGATAATGAAATAAGGATACAATTGTTTATATGTATAGGCAATTAAGGGGTCAGCTATGTTCTCCCTCAATTTCTTCATATTTTCAGGTGTTTTCACTTCGCAAATCATCTTGTCGATAATTTTATTAGTAAGTTTTTTAATTACCATTTAAAAAATAGAAACAAAATAATTTATCCTTAATAACGTTAATAAATGAACATTGACATTTCAAAGGTTACACTGAACAAAAGAGGAAATCATTACAATGTTTTGTTTAATGGTAGTAGTATTTATTTAACTCTTCCAAAAATGAGAATTCCATTTGGTGTAGATAATATAGGAAATGATTACTTATTTAAATTAAGTTTTTATAAGATTAATAAGAATGAGGAATACCAAAGATTTCATAATTTTATTGTAGAACTAGAGAACCATTTCCGCAAACTGTTAGATTCGCCAAATCTCAAGAGTAGTATTGTTTATCACCCGAAATATGACCCAAATATAGTAATTAAAATTCCCACACAAAAAAATGGAAGTTTTAATTGTGATTGTGAAGATTCTAATGGAACTCCATTTAATATTCATAACCTAGAAGCTGGTGACGACTTAATTTGTGAAATAGTAATTGATACAGTATGGATAGGACAAGATAAATTTAATTACAAAATTAAAGCTAAGAAAATAACTCGATGCGTTTAGTGAAAGTGAAAAAAAACACTAGAAAATATATAAAATACGCGATATGATTAGCATTATAGATTACAAGAAATTTGACACTAACAGATTAGAATACACAGAACCAACAAAAGTTAAAGGTGGAAGTTATGTAGCAGCTATGAAATATAGATTAGACAATAATGAATTGAGTGATGTAGTCATTCAAACACCAAGACTTTTATGTAACACTGGAATTGTTAAGAGTGATACTCGTTCCTATTTAGAATTAGAGTTTGATAAGGAACATTGGTTATTCTATGAATTCATAACAGATATAGATGACCATAACATAGTAATTACAGAGAAGAATAGTGAATCTTGGTTTCAGAAGAAATTTCCATTAGATGTAGTAGAAGAGTTTTACAAATCTCCAGTAAAACCAGGGAGAGGGAAAAATCCACCAAAGATTAAGGTAAAAATTCCAGTATCAAAAGGAAAGTTAGATTGTGGTATTTATGACAACAATAAGAATGTAATTCATCACACAGATATTACAGGAAACTGTAAGTTAATTTGTGTATTGAAACTTATTGGACTTAGATTTTTAAAACAACAAGTAATTTGTGAATGGTATCCATTACAGATTAGAGTTTGTGACATTGAGGCAAAAATACCTAGAAGTTACTTAATAGACGATACACTTCTTAGTGACAACGAAGAATCCTTAGAAGAATCTAATGAAGTTCCAGTTGAAGAAACTCCAGTTGAAGAAACTCCAGTTGAAGAAATTCCAGTTGAAGAAACTCCAGTTGGAACTCCAGTTGAAGAAACTGTTGAAATTGTCCAGGAACCAGAAGTTGTTACTACTCAGGAACCAGAAATCCAGGAACCAGAAACTCCAGAAATTCAAGAACCAGTAGAAGAAACGGTTCAGGAAGAAACTATAGTTACACAAGAAGCTGAAGTTCAAGAACCTGAAACTCAAGAATTTACAGTAGAAAATCTTGATGAAAGTTTTGTAAATGAGGAAGATATAGAAAAAATTCACGAAGAAAAACTAGCAGAATTTGACAAAAACAACCAAATTGCCGAACTCACAGAGAAAATTAATTTCTTAGAGAACGAAGTTTCCAAACGCGACACTTTGATAGAGAAATTTAAGAGTTTATTAAATTAATTTTTATCTTTTTTCAAAATTATTATATAAACTAATTATATACAATGCAATTATTAAATAATCAACTTATGAAATTAGTTCTACTTGTAGTTGTAGCTGCTGCAGTTTTAATTGGTCTTAATTTAAATCACAAGAAAGTTGGACGCCAGAACGCACTTCTAGGAAGCGCTGCTGTTGTTGTCGTCGGTGGATACTTAGGATATATGCTTATGGAAGAAAAATCCGAGGAAGTCGAAGATGAAAACACAGTTCCAGCTCCAGTTGAAAACGAAGTAGTTGTCAACGAAGTAGTCGAAGGTTTCCAGGGCAACAGTGGTTCTTCACCAGACGCAAACGCTGGTGAAGGTGAAGCATCAGGAAACGGTGAACCAGAAACTGATGAAGAACCAGCTGGAGTTGCTGGTAACGAAGTCTCCGAAGGTTCAGTCGATGGATCCGAAGAAAACAGAAACGAATGCTTACCAAGAAATGTCCTCAATGCTGAAGAACTTTTACCAAGTTCATATTCAAGCAACAACTGGGACACACCAGCCAACCCAGGTGGAATTGACGGACCAAACTTCTTAAATCCAGAACACCTTGTAGGAATTAACACTGTTGGACAGTCACTTAGAAACGCCAACAGACAGTTAAGAAGCGAACCACCAAACCCACAGGTTAAGGTATCACCATGGCTTCAAACCACAATTGAACCAGATACCAACAGAAAACCATTAGAAATTGGTGAAAACTGTGCTTAAATTTGATTAAAATTTTTCTTTATTAAAAACTATTAATTACAAAAAAATTAATTCTTCTTAGATTTTTTTTCCTTCTTAGACTTAGGTTTCTTCTTCTTCATAGATTTCCTCTTCATTAAGGGAATTCTCATAGTAACAACACCACGACGTTTTTTAGGTGCGAGTTTTAATTTAGCAATAATGTATTTTTTAAGATTATTGACGCTTCTTTCACCACTGTAACTTTCAGCTGAGTCAGTATTATTATTTCTAGTAACTAATGTTGGATAACCGTGAACAGTATGTTGATTTTGGATCATACCATTGTTTAAGTGTGATGCTTCTACCATAGCAAATTTAACACCCATCATTTTACATTTAGATGCTAATTCATCATATGTTGGTTTTAATGAAACGCAATGAGGACACCAGTATGCATAATACATAATCATCCATTTGCCATTTTTTAGCATTTCAGCTTTTTTCATTGCCTCTTCGTGACTAGTATGTTCATCTATTTTCAAGTGCATTTTATAATATAGACGCATATAATTTTTCTATAATAATATTAATAATGAATAATAACATTGTATTACTAGGAATATTAGTAATTTTAATTAACTTTTCATTTTATTTAAAAATGGGAAAGGTAAATAGATATTTAATTTTATCAGGATTAATAATTGTAGCATCAGTTGCGCTTTTTTTAAATAAAAGTAACTTAAAAATTGAAGGTTTTCAGGGTGAAACCACACAGGTAGCGCCAACAACCACAGCAGCGCCAACAACCACAGCAGCACCAACAACCACAGCAGCGCCAACAACCACAGCAGCGCCAACAACCACAGCAGCACCAACAACCACAGCAGCGCCAACAACCACAGCAGCGCCAACAACCACAGCAGCGCCAACAACACAGGCAACAGAATCAGTAGGACCAACTACATTAATGGTATTACAACCAGAAGAATCAAAGAAATTATCAATTGTTTCAGCAAAGACACTTGTATTAGGAATTATGGATACTCTTGGAATGAGAGAATTAGCCGATTTGAATAGTGTATTAAGAACAATAAGTGAAAATTCAGTTAATCAATACTCAGTTCAGCAGGATTTAGGATTAGTAGTAGAAATCATTAAACAATTAAGAGTTGATAGTGACCAGCGTGAAACAACTGAATTATCAGAAACTCCAGAATATTCAGCATTACGTGATAACCTAGTATATGTATTTGTTAATTATAAGAATGAACAATACACTAAGATGCTTGATATATTCAGTAGTTTGTTCAACATAACACCTATTGAAAACAAGATTTCTATTGTAAATACTTATACATATGAAGCAAGCACTAGACTTACTGAAAAACAGAAAGCAGCAGAACTCGAAAAACGCAAACAGCAATATCAGCGCCAGGTAGAAGCTGGAGAACAAGAACCACCAAGAGAACCTTCAGTAGCAGAAAAACGGTTAGAAGAATTCTTAGATGATGATTCAGCAGAAAAATTCGCAGAGTTATTTGGAAAAGTTGAACCACAAGATATGGTATATAATGTAGGTGTTCCAGTTGAAGACTATATGAAACAAATTATAAGACCACAAGACTGGAGCAGAGCATTAAGACCTCCATCTTGTATCCGTGACTCAACTCAATTAGTTGAACCAGTTGCCTTATTGGACAAAGGTATTCCTTCAAATGCATATGAATTTAGAGGAGTAGGAACAATTCTACCAAAATTTGCATATACAGAAACATATGATCCAAAATTCTATTAAATTTCTAGAATTATAATAGATTAAATGACTTTATTAATATTTTTATTGTTAGCTGCAATACTTTTAGTAGTATTGCTTATTGTAAAATCAAGAATAACAAGAAAACCAGTAATAACCATTCCTAAAGTAAAATCATCAAGTAAAAAGAATAATATTATTTATAAGTCAGTGGCTATAGACACCTTAGGTAACTTTCATATTTTAACAAATCGTGGAGCCTTTTTAAAAACGGGTGATAAAATGATTAAGCATCAGGAAATCCCTAATAGTGCTAAATTAGTTGGATATTATTCAAAGACACATGAAGTGTTTTATATAGACTTAGATAACAGAGTTTATTTTATAGACGAAAACAATACAAATTCTTACACTATTGAACAATTATTCACTCTACCAAGGGAATATTACCCTCTTATAAATTCAGTAATACTCAATGAAAATGGTAACACAAATATAGTATTATCTACAGGAAAAATAATAGAATACTCACACACACAAGAAAAAATATTAGATGATTCAAAACAAATAAAAAGACAATTCGATTTTGCTATAGCAGACCCAGTAACATTAGAAATATTAGTAATTCACGGCGATACTTATTCAAACTATTCTAAAAATAATCAAAAAGAATACCTAATAAAACCTGATTTTGATAATTTTTTCAATGACGCAAAGGTGATAATTAATAATTTTAATTATAAAGGTATTACTGGTCCTAGTGATAATGACACACTATTGTCTAAAGACACCTTTATTGAAAATGAAATTCATAATTATACAGTTCCAATAGATGGAGATTACACAATAGAATTATATGGTGCTGGTATTGAAAATGGAGGTCGTGGAACAAAAATAGTAAGTAAAATACAATTGAATGCCAGAGATAATCTTAAATTTTTAATAGGTAATTCGGGATTTAGATTTCCTTGTCAAGAAAACAAATATGAACAAAGGAGAGGCAAGTTACCCATACAGGCTAGTTGTAGTGGAAGTGGATCTAGTAGTTTATTAGTTAACAATAGATTATCATTAGTGGCTGCTGGGGCAGGAGGATGGAGTAGTGGAATTTTAAAATGCCCAAACAATGCCAATGAAAATATTAGTCAAAGTAGGAACCCGGCTACATTTGTTATTCCCATAAAATCAATTACTGTAATAAAACCAGAAACTTTTGAAATAATAAGTATTACCTCAAATAACTGGGTAAGACCAAGATATTCAGTAAAATCAGGAAATACGATTGAATTTGATGAACCTCAAACTGACTACACCATAATTTTAAACAAATCTATCGAAGAATTAATAATTACTACACCATATTCTAAACAAAAAGTAAAAGACTATAATTATTTTGAATTAAATAACAAACTATTGTTTGAGAAAATATATTCAAACGATTTATTAACATTAGAAAACAATAATATTCCAAAGGAAAATACTCTAGCATCAGCTGGTTTTTCAATTTCAGAGAGTAACAATTACACTGCTATGAAGCGTGTTTCAGTATCAAAATCCCGACCAGATTATAATATAGCCTTTGGAGGTTTAGGTGGTGGCGGATTTGCTGCAGAAAAATTAACATCGGGTATGAGTAATTGTGGAGGTGGTGGAGGATACACAGGAGGAAATAGTTGTGTATCTGATTTACGCGATGATAAAACTAATTTTAACAATTTTGTTATACAAGATAATTCACAGGAAAACACTATTGATTTTAATGGAACTCATAGTATAATCTCATTGACTTGTGGGTCAGCAGGAGAAAGTTACATAAGCATAGAAGATACTATTCATTTACCTGGAATAAACAGAAATTCGGGTTATGCTATTATTCATCCACCTCTTCCAATACAAGAAATTAAAGAACAAGAACAATTAAAGAAAACCATAGAGAAAAATACTCTTTCAGGGAGTATGGATGCCGAAAAAGATTTTCCATTTGTTGAAATAGAAATTCCAAAAGAGTCTCAAAGAATAAACCTAGAGGTTCTTTTCTATCCACAAGACTCACAACCAGTAATAAGTGTAAGTTGTCATAGTTTTGATGGACTAAAAAGCAAAAACAATTGGATTAATCATTATACCTATTTTCAAAATGGTGCTACTTATCAAAGTGACGAAATAAATCCAGTAAAAGTGTCTATTATAGAAAATGACAGAGTTAAAACTATCGCAAAGTCACTATGTGAATATGACGAAATAAATGGAACTAGTGAAACAACCGGATTGGTTTATACATCAAACACTAGAATAAAACATACTCAATCATTTAATACATTACCTGAATTAAAGTCATTTTACATATTAATGAAATTTACAGGAAATTACAAGATAACTATTACTTAAAACCAAAAACATTAATAAAATAAAAATAAAAATAAAAATATGACATTAACTATTTTAGTAGATTCTAGAGAAGCAAAATTAAAAAAATATTTTGTATCAGGTAATAGACAAAATAAAGAAGCCTTAGTTTCATTTCAAGGATTAGACATAGGAGATATTCAGTTACGAGACACAGAAACAGGTGAGATAGTATATATTATTGAAAGAAAAAGCATATCTGATTTTTACAGTAGTATAAATGATGGAAGATATAGAGAGCAGAAGGCGCGTATTCTAGGTAGTGTTTCAAACAAAGCAAGAGTTGCCTACATAGTAGAAGGTAACACACTTGATACAAGTCTAAATTTAAATGAATTACAGAGGCGTATAGTTCAAGCTGCTATTGTAAATTTACAGTTACGAGACAAAATTACTGTATATAGGACTTCAAATACTGTTGAAACTGGTATGTATATAGATTTGTTGTATAAGAAATTAACTGAAAATCCCGATTGGATTTCTAACACAACTGAATACCAACAGCAGCAGGTTCAACAGCAACCCCAGGGTTATAATCACCTTGTAAAAACAGCTAAGCGTGAAAATTTAACACCAAGTGTATGTCAAAAAGTTCAATTAGCACAAATACCAGGAGTATCTGCTTCTATTGCTGATGTTGTTTTAAACGAGTATAATTCCCTGGTGAACCTAATATCCTGTTATCAGGCGATACCTGAAACCGAAAAAGGTAGTCGTGAATTGTTTTTATCAACTCTCCAGGTTACACCCAAAAGAAAGTTAGGTAAGGTATTATCTGCACGTATATATAAATATTTATTTAACATTAATGAAAATTGATTTAAAAATACTTAACTATAATAAGAATAATTATAATATAATGTCCCAAGAAAGTGATGATGCTAAGGTAGTTGTAAATCCATACAACTTTAATAACAAACTAGTTAATGAAAAATTTGTTTCTCATATTTTTAAAACATATGGAGTAGATTTTACCCCATTTGATATTTCTTTGTATCAAAATGCGTTCGTTCATAAATCGTATTGTAAGCGAAAACTAGAAGAGTTGGAAGAAGGCACTGAAATAGTAGATAAACCAGAGGGTGCGTTACCTCTTCAGGAACACGATAATGAGCGCCTAGAGTTTCTCGGTGATTCAGTATTAAATCCTATTGTGGCTAATTACTTGTTTCATAGGTTTCCGGAGGAACACGAGGGATTTTATACACGTGTTAAAAATCGCATTGTATGTGGCGAAGCTCTTGGAAAATTCGCACAAGAGATGGGTTTCTCTGAGTATCTCATTATCTCTAGACATATAGAAGACAAGTGTAATGGTAGATTTTCGATAAAATTACTTGAAGATACATTTGAAGCATTTATGGGTGCAACTTACTTAGATTTTAATAACATACCAAAAGGCACACGTATTCATAGTGAATTTTGTAATATGACAAACACGTTTGATACAGGTATTGCGTTTCAAATTTGTGAGCAACTATTCATTAATATTATTGAAGAACATGTGGACTTCACGGATATTATACTACGTAACACAAATTATAAGGACCAACTAGGTAAATACTACAAAGAAAACTTTGGTGTTCCAGTAAAATACCAGGAAGTAGAAGTAGTAGATGAAATTATTCAAAAGTTATACACAATGGCAGTTCTTTCACCTGACGAAGAAATTCTTACTTTAGGAAAAGGTTACACTAAAAAGAAAGCAGAACAGGAGGCAGCTTATAATGCCTTAGTTCATTTCAAAGTAATATAAAAATATTTAGTAATAATAAATGGAAGGAAAAATAAATGACGTTAATCAGGCGCTTCTAGAAGTTTTAACAAATATGACTAATTTTTTATTAAGAGAACTTGATAGAGCGGGAGCTAAAGATAAAATGAATGGAGGTGCTAGTCCATCAGTAAGTGTTAGTGCTAGTGGATTGAGACAAAGAAGAAGAGGTTCACCACAAGCAGATAATTCAGTCCCAAGTGTAGCAACAAATTCTCCAAGAGAAAGAGAAACACAACAAATGCTTTCGCCATCAGATGCTGAAATGCGTAAAGAAATGGGGTTTTTAAAGCAGAGTATGGTTGAAATGTTACAAAGATTTGGGGTTATGGAACAAACTCTCAATGATATTGACCAAAGAACAGGAGAAATGGCATTAATACAAGGCATTATTCAAGAAGACGTTAGAGATATAAAAAAAAATATTCGCAATGGTTTTAGAGTGTCATCAACTGAATGTGATGCTGGCAGAATAATGTTGGATGCCTTAATAGTAGGAGGAGTAGGAACTGCAGTTGGATACTCAACAGCAGGACTGATTAGTTTCTTAGAAGGTCACGCTCTAGGATTATACGCAAGTTTAGGGGTTTCTAGTTTAACAAAATGTATTCCACATTTAACAAATGTATTTTTCAAAGTAATTAATAAATTATTTAATATTTGGAATACTAGTGTTAAATGGGTAAATGCAAGTGCCAGAAATACATTAGGTGAAATTCCATTAATAGGGTCAATTGTAAGACTCTTTGTATTATTCACCACATTAAAGGCGAATATGGTATTTTACAAGTATATGTTGTTCATAATTGGTATATCTTGGCAAGGAATAAATGAAATATTAGAATTAGTTTTTTCATTTGTAAGATTTTTGTTTGACCAAGTATATGATATATTGTTTACCGCAAGTGGTCCATTATTAGACGTATTGGATAGTATATTCAAGGGGTTCTTTGGTGACACATTTTCAAATGTATTGTCACAGGCTTGGAGTGATTTAGGAAGTAATATTGGTAGTTGGCTGTGGAGTGGAGCAAAGAAAGGCGCAAAAGAAGCAGCTTCGGGAGTAACAAGTGGTATTAAAAAAGCAACATCAGGTGCAGCTAGTAAAGCAAAGGAAGCAATTTTCTCAGCAAGTAAAAATGCATATAGTAAACTACCAAGTGCTAATCCCGCAAATTGGTTTTCTGCTAGAGGAGGAGGTATTAAACAAGAATTAAATATTGATACACGTAACTTCACTAAGGCATTAAAACCATTTATACAAAGTGACACAGATTTATTCAAAAAACTATACTTAGCTGACTGTTTTGAAGCTCTTGTCACTATTAGTGGAGTTGATTTTATTGTAAATTTAACAGATTGCATTGGTAAAAATTGGGAGGTTTTATCATCAGGAAAAGTAACAACAGTTAGTAGTCGCAGATATACAACAACAAGAGTAGCATCTAGAAAACCAACTAGAAGTAGAACTAGAAAAGCAAGCACAATGACAACCAGACCTGAAATTTCAAGAACTAAAAGAAAATCTAGTGTGCCAAAGTCTAAAGCAATGACTAGAAGAAGTCTAGTGACAAAATCAATGACTAGAAGAACAAGAATGCTTAATGATTAAAATCAGGTAAATACAATAGAAATATTTTTTTTTATTTTATTAATATAACTAGATGAGTAAAAAAATACCAGTTACATTAACAAAATCAGATGCTACACAACTGGAAGAAAAACCACCCGTGTCCCTTGGAAAAGGATACTGTGAGTTTCCTTTCGAATATCGCGGTAAAAAATACGAGAGTTGCGTAAAACGTGGCGATGACCATATTTGTGCCACAAGTGTAACAAAATCGGGTAAATTAAAGACTTACGCTATTTGTAAAACTAAAAAACGCGAAAAAACACCATCTCCACCTGCTCCTCCAACTCCTGTAGAAGAAAATAATGCACCAAAGGCACCACGCCGTGTTGTTATTAAGAAAAAACGTAAAACTCTAAAAATACCAGAAGAATTAGCAGGCACAGGATATGAAATACCAGAATTGAAAATGATAACACCTGAAGTGTATGAGTTACCTAATCGCAAGAATTTTGTAAATTATATAGATGACACATTTAAATCTTACAAATTCAAAGCAGGACACAAATTCACTCGTAGCGAGAGATTCACTTTTTTTAATCAACAGAAATTAGTGCGCGATTATCTTCAACACGATTCACCCTATCGTGGATTATTATTATATCACGGATTAGGTGTAGGTAAAACCTGTGCTAGTATTGCTATCGCAGAAGGTTTCAAAAGTAACAGAAAGGTAGTTGTTTTACTCAATAAATCACTTCAGCAGAATTTTATCGATAATCTTATGAAGTGCGGTTATGAATATTTCCGTATAAATCAACACTGGGAATTTAAACCACTCGCAGAAGATAGTCCATTCACACAATTTGCTAAAATATTAGGTGTTCCACCCAAAGTTCTTCGTGAAAATGCGGGATTGTGGGTAGTAAATTTCGCCAAGAAAGCCAATTATGATTCATTATCAGGAAAGGAACGCGCTAGTCTTCAACGCCAAATAGACGCTATTATTAAAAAGCGTTACAGTTTTATTTCAATGGATGGTATCACAAGCAAGAATATGGAAAAATACCTCGCCGACCGTATTTTGGATGATGCTGTATTAGTAGTTGATGAAGTTCATAACATAACAAATTCAATGGCAAAAGAGCACCCAGGCGTTAGAGCAAGTGGTGTAAGACGTCTCATTATGGAAGCAAAAAATTTAAAGTGTGTATTCCTTAGTGGAACTCCAATGATTAATGACCCGTATGAAACAGCCCAGTTATTTAATCTTCTTCGAGGTTACACACCTACATATACATTCACAGTAAAAGCAATAGGAAGTAAAAGTGCCCCTTTCAAACATTTGGAAAAAATAGTTGAATCTCACATCTTAGTAAATCAATACATAGTTCGTCAACGTGATAATCAAATAATTGTAACACAAAACCCATATGGGTTTGTTAATACTCTTGAAAGAAATGGTATTCAACGCAATCCAATGGGGATTGTTACAGAAGAAGAATTTACTAATATGTTACGTGATGCATTCGCTAGCAAAGGATATCGTGTGTCTATGACAAAAAATCTTTATAGCGCATTCCCAGAGAATCGCGACGATTTTAATCGCTTATTTATAGGTGGAAATGGATTAGAAATCCGTAATACTGAATTATTTAAGAGTAGAATCTTGGGATTAGTATCACACTATAAAACACAGGACCGCGATTTACTTCCAACTGTAGTTAAAAATGAGGTTTTATCAGTTCCAATGAGTGACTATCAATTTATGAAATACTCAGAGAAACGTAAGGCAGAAATAGAGCAAAATAAAAGCAAGGGTAAATCTAAACCAAAACGACGCACAGCAGGTGGAGAAGGAGACAACTCTGAATTACAGGGTGGAGAAGTAAAGAGTAGTTACAGAGCCTATTCTAGAATGCATTGTAGTTTTGCCTTCCCAGAAGATATTCCAAGACCTTATATTGGAGAGATTTCACGCGATAGTGAAGGTTTAGAAGAGACACTCAATGAAATGGGTGTCCAGACCGATTTAGAAGACGTTACACCTGAAATGGAACAGGAACTTTCAAAGGCAACCAGTAAAGCAGTTGTAAAGGAATACGAGCGTCGTAAGAATGCGACTCTTAAAAAACTTGACAGAAAGAAACACGAATACCTTGTAATGGATGAACCAGATGGATTAGTAAAATACTCTCCAAAGTATAATAATCTTTTAAATAATATGATTACTAGTGATGGTAATGTTTTCATTTACACAGAATACAAAACATTAGAGGGTATAGCAGTGCTCTCAGTAGTATTAAAGGCCAATGGTTATGATGAATTAAAATTAACTCGTGATGCCGAAGGTGACTATGTGATTGATGCTGATTTCTCGGATCCAGAACAACACACTCGCAAAAGATTTTTATTCTGGGGTGAAAATCCCGAAACAAGTGAGTTACTTCGCAAGATTTACAATAACCAGTATGATGAACTTCCTGAGAAAATTCAAAAACAATTAGCATTACTTCCACACAATAACCTAAAAGGACAAGTAGTCCAGGTTCTCTTAACAACCAAGACAGGTGCTGAAGGTATTGACCTCCATAATGTTCGCCAAGTTCATATAATTGAACCTTATTGGAACCCTGTTCGCCTCAAACAGGTTATGGGTCGTGCTGTTCGTGTGAATTCCCATAAAAACTTACCAAAATCAGAGAGAACAGTCGAAATATTTACATACATTGCTACTATAACAACAGTTCAAAAGAAGGCAGACAAACAAATTGAAATAGATAGTGCTGGTATGTCTAGTGACGAAGTTCTTTACCAGATTTCACAGAACAAATTAAGTGTAATGAATACACTCTTAAAATTAATTAAAGAAGCAAGTGTAGACTGTAGTCTCAACGCAATTGAAACAATGGACCCAGATGAACCATTCACTTGTGTAGATTATGGTCCAGCATCAAGACTTACTCGTGAAAACTACTCTTATACACCAAATATTATGGATTCACTCCAAGATCGCGAAAGAGCACGCAGATATGAAGCCAAAATGGTTGAATATAAATTCGCAAAAATCCGTGGCATAGAATATGCTGTTCGTGGTGACAATGCTGATTTAATGCATTTATATGATGCTACTGCTGTTCGTAGTGGAAGGCCTGGTAAACCCATTGGTGAAATAGCAGTAGTTGATGGAAAACGTAAAATGAAAATATATTAATTAGTCTCTTCGGAGACTTCAGTATTTCCTAGTCTCTTTTTTCTTGCTCTTGTAATTCGTAAAATACTTGCAGCCAAATAAATCATACCATCTAGTGCTTCTTCGAGTGCCATTTCTTCCCAAGAATCCTCGGCAGTTCCCCATTGTCGGGTATCATCGGCAGTTCTAAGTCCGTGACCATATCTTTCTAGTCCTACTTCCATACGTTGTTTTATAATATCTAGTATTTCTCCATTATCGTCTGCTTTATTTGCCATTTTTTTGTTAAATAAAGTAATGTTCTACTTAAATAAAAAAAGAATAATTATAAAAAGAATGAGTGATATAAGAAACTGGTTTGGTTCAGCGACCGAAAAACAAAATGAAAAAGAAGTATCTGCTCCAGTAGAAACTCCAGTAGTAGAACCTGGAATAGTTCCAAGGGAAGTTGTAGTGTATACTGATGGTTCTGCTATAGGTAATGGAAGTGCTAATGCTACAGGTGGAATAGGTGTCTTTTTTGGTGACAATGACCCACGTAATATTTGTAAGCGTGTATTAGTTCCTCGTGTAACAAATAATATTTGTGAATTATTTGCAGTAATTCAAGCCATTGAAACTATTGTAGCAACTGAGGATAATACAGTAGGATTACGTATAGTCATTTTCACTGACTCAGAGTATATTGTGAAAAGCGTCATTCAATATTCAAAAGCTTGGGAAAAGAATGGATACAAAAATAAACGAGGACAACCTATTAAAAATATGGACTTAATGAAAAGGGTAATAGCCTTATACAAAAAATACAATGTGAAACTCCATCATTGTTTAGCACACAAAACAGAACCTAGTGACCCAGTAAAGAGGAAAGTTTGGTATGGTAACAAAATGGCTGATTTAATGGCACGTAAGGGTTCAACTCCTTGATTAATTATTTATATTTCATATATTTATATGTTTCTAGTTGTAACATTATTTTTTTTAATACTGTTTTTATTATACAAATTAAAAAATCTTGAGAAATTCGAATTACACAAAGAAAATACTATTTATACACTTTGGATGAGCAATCATCTTATGAGCAAAGAAAGAAAAAGTGCCCTTGAATCATTAAGAAAAACAAGTGAGTGTAATGTAGTTTTAATTACATTAAAAGATGTAAAAAAATATGAAATTCCAAGTAACCCTATTCATCCTGGATTTGAATATTTATCAGATATCCATAAGGCAGATTATTTTAGGTGTTATATGATGCATAATTATGGTGGCGGATATAGCGATTTGAAAAAAACTACAGGTTCTTGGAAAAAAAGTTTCGATAAATTAAGAAACAATAAAGATATTTGGGCAGTAGGATTAAACGCCGATTATGACTGGAGTTTTGCTCTTCCTGATAACTTATCCGAAAAAGAAAGAAAAAATATAGAGAAGGATGTATCAAAAATGATAGGAGTAGGTTATTTTATTTATAAGAAAAATACGCCCCTTACTAGAGAATGGATTATTGAATTACATAGGGTCCTAGATGAAAATTATAATTTACTAAAAAAACACCCAGCCAAATATCCACGTGAATCAAGTGCTGGATTAAAAGTTCCTGAATGGGAGAGAGAATATAAAAAAATAAAAGTAAATGAAAATAAGACTAAATACCCTATATTCTGGAATAGAATTTTAGCACAAATAAATTGTCCTATTCAACATAAATATTTAAACCATATATCAACTGGGTTACCTCATCCAGACCCTGGAAATTATAAATCTCTTAATAGTATTTAAATATTTTCTACATTTATAATAAAAATGTCCGGTTCCTGTGATTTAATGGAAACAGCAAAAACACCGGTAGTATATTCTATACTTGATACTCATAAGCGTATAAAATACTACTTTATTCAACCCCTAGAATCTTCACTTGAAGCAAGTTTTGTTTCTATATCGAAGTCAAATAGCAAGGTATCCAGTTTATCAGCGAAAACTAAGGAATTAATAGCTGAACACTATCCAAACGACAATTTACTTAGTAGACTAGAAAGTGACGTGCGCAATGGTAATGTTTATGTAATAATACCATTTTTCCTCCATAGTAATTTATCAATTCTTGATGTAAAACGTCGCTTAATGACTGTAACAGGATATTATTACAATGATATTCATCTTTGGGCAGATATAACAGTAAGCGATAATAAGCTATCCAAAAAATTATTGGCTAGATATGGAAGTAACCCTGAACCCCCAAACAGTTTTACAACATTTAAATATTTACCACAATTTGATTTCCTTAAATGTGAAACTCGAGTTACCCTAGGATTAGAGTATGAATCTTCAAAGGGTATTGAAATAATAGACCCAAATCTTAAAAACATAGATACTGATTTGCCACCATTGAATGTAATTGATACTCAAACTTTAACTTTGGGAAGTTATAACATAAATAAAAACGTTATTAATTTAGTTGATTTTACCAGTTATCGTGACCGTCACGAAACAGAAACAGAGAAGAATTTATTCATTCTAAGACATTTCTTCCCAAAGTCTAATGAAGAACCTGAGTTCCGCGAGGAAAATACATCTGAAGTTTTACGTATAACTGAAAAGGCAATCGAGTTATCCAAGGTTCCCTTAATTGGTGAAGGTATTTCAACACAAATTGGAAGTATTGGTTTCAACAATATAGTGGTTCAAGTAAATAGACCAGCAAATATTTATCTAAAAGCACAAGGCGATAGAGACATTAATTTGCTTAGTATTTTTGAGAAAATGGAATTATCGGCAGAAATACCATACATTCGTTATCGTGACATTGACAGAAAGTATTTTACTCGTATTGCATCTGATAAGTTGGTAAATGTTTATCACGATGGTGTAAAAGTGCCACTAGGGAAAAAATACGACACAACTATAAAGAAATATGTTCAGGATTATCTTCCTAGTTTGAAACCAACTAATATTACAAAAAGTGAAATGTTGAATTGGAGCAGCAATGCTGTTTCATACAGAGAAAGACAAGAACTCAATCGTGACAGAGAAAACACTGATACTACAGATTCAAATTTAGTAACAGAATTATTAATAAAAGTTAAATTAGTTGTTTCGCCCGAGGTTGCGGACCACACTTTTATAAGTGATAATTATTTAACTCTAGTTATAAAAAGAACTGGTCATTTATACATAAAATTTATTGAAAATAATGGAGATATACCATTTGATTTATTTTATTGTAGTCACCTCAATAGCATTATTCCAGTAATAAACGAAATAAACAAATTTACACGCGACCAAATTCCATTATTCCTACCAGAAAGACCTAGTAGCAGAAATACTCCTACAAATATGGAATATACAACATTTGATGCCAATATAAATGAAATAACTACTGAGAAACCAGTGGATTTTAAAAGGTTATCTGATGATTTACGTTATCTAGTGCCAAATTTCTATGATTTCCGGGTTATACGTGATTTAGATACAATAGAAATGAGATTCACTAGTGTAAATCACTTTCAAAGTTACAAAAACATTAAAAATCACTTCTTAAAACTTCGCGAAGTAGTGAAATCACCTAGTAAACTTATTGAAAACTTTATTTTAGATTGTGAAAATATATTCAATTTGACACCACCCGAAGCTACAAAATTAATTGAATTATTTCGCGAAGAAGTAGCAACTGAGCCAAATTTAAAACCAGGGACATATACAGATTTAGACATCGAGGTAACTATTAAAAATTTAAATGATAACTTATACACTGCTACAATTTCCAGTTGTAGTAGTATTGAATCATTACACGAAATCAACAAACAAATACAATACCTTTTTAATAAATGTCAACTAGATAAGCCTAAACCTCGTAACAACGCCAATGCTGAAAATACCCGACCAGAAATACAGGTTGAATTGTCAAGTGTAGTTCTTCCACAAAAAAAGAAAACATTTGCTGATCACGATGCTAGTGAATTTATGGAAGACAGTGACGTTGATGAATTCTCTGACGTTGAAGAAGACTTTGAAGATGAAGAAGCACTTCCAGAGTCAGAGCCTAATAGTGCAGATAAACCTGAAGCAAACGCCGCTCCTGTTGCGGGAAAGACTACTGCTGATGAAGACGATACTCAAAAAGAGGAAACTATATCAAAACTATTGGAAATGGAAACAAAGAGTATGCGTCAGTTTATGCCTGCTTTGAGAAAAGCTGTAGACCCTAGATTATTTGTATACTCAAGAACAAATGAACACGAACAATATAGTAGATTATGCGCAGCAGTAGATAACAGACAACCTATGATTTTAACACCAGACCAATGGACACATTTTAAGCGTGTTAATCCTGACGCTTTTAATTCACCTGAGAATATTCATTTGAAATGGGGTTCAGACAAACACAATATGAATTATTACATTTGTCCAAGAATATTCTGTTTTAATAAACGATGTATGATGCCATTAACAATTGAACAATTATTAGAAGCTGATGGTAAATGTTTTAACTGTGGATGTGGAATTATAATGGATAATATGATAACATCTACTTCTTGCGTGTTTGTTAGAAGAGGTCAAAAGAAGAAATATTGGGCTGAATCTAATAAACTTGTGAATAGAGATATATTACGTTTGAAAAAACGTTATCCTGAAAAATGGGAATTATATTTAGCTGACACTGAGAAAATAGGTATACCAGGTTTTATTGACCCTAAGAGTCATCCAGAAAACCTTTGTATGCCTTGCTGTTACTCCAGTAACGAACCAACAAATATTTTCCATAATACTGAAAAATGTGTCATACACGAAGTTGATTATTATAAAAATATTAGAACAACTAAAGAATCTGATGTAGAAACTTTTAAGGGAACATTACGTGCTGGTGTAATACTTAAAATATTTAAAATAATTATAATAAAAAATGAAACAAAATCAATATTAATAGATTACACTCTTGAAACTGGTAATCAAATTTTACTTACTGCTGGCAAAAAATTTGTTGGTGTTTTTGAAGTAACAAAAGGTAAATTAATTCCAGTAAAATCATTTACTGAGCGCGAAATTAGTGATGTGTTCCCAAATATGAGATTTAAGATAAAAATAGCAGGAGATAATGGTTTTAAAATGGTTAAATTAACTACAAATATGGATATAGATGAGATTGATTATAAAACAAAAGATGAATATTATATAGATTGGAATCAACGACCTATTGCCAAGAATAGATATGGATATTTACCAGAAATATTTAATACCTTGTTTGGGAATACAGTAAAACGTTTTAAGGAATATGAAAAAAAAGGTAAAGAGCAAAAAACAGGATTACATCGTATGGTATTTAGAGGAGGTAATGAAATTAATACAAAAAATTCTTTTGTTACAGCAGTAGGACATTCAGCATTACAAGGAAAAGCTAATTTATCTCAATTACTAGAAATTTATATTAGAGATTTAACTCTTGAAGAATTTATGAAGGCAAATAATGGTGATTTAATATTACAGTTTTCACCTAATTTAAATGACCAAGAACTATTAGATTATTTAATAGAAACTAATTATGATGCATTTATAGTTTTTGTTAGTGAAAACCGTGATTTACTTAAATATACTCGTGATAGTGAAATAACAAGTATATCTAAATTGAAAAAACTAGTAGTTTCAAGTAATGTAACACGCTATAATTTTGTATTGTATCACTCATTTGAATTTTTTAAAAAATATTTGGGTGATCAGAATATTTACAAAGATTATAAATTGCTATGGCATTTGTTTAGCATTAAGACACCATATAAAATGAGTCCTGAACAAGATTGTATTCAGTATGTAAGAGGAAATAATATACTTATATTGGAATATTCAAGTGATAAAAAAACTGGAAATGAAATGGTTAAGTTGCTTACACCACTGTATGAAAATACTATAATAGATTCAATTGATAGAAAATATACACTGTTGTTCAAATTTACAGACGCTTTTTCAGGCGATGAATATTTTGAAACATTTAAGGTTGAAATGCATCCTTTAGAGTATTATACTCCAAAAGAAAAAACAGAAGAAGAATTACAAGAGGAATTACAAGAGGAAAAAAGATGTGTTGTAGAAGCCGATGATGAAGCAAAAGAAAAATTAAGAGGAGTAAGGGCAAAACAAGAATCAAACAAAGCAAGTTCAAAAAAAAGTAAAGAAGCATATGAAAAAAAACTAGGAGAGAAATCTAAAGAAAAAAAACCTAGCGCAAAGTCATTAGAAAGTTTACCAAATTTCCTCCACGAATTAATTATAAAGTTAACAAATAAATCAATTGAAATGTCACGCAAATTATCTGATAAGGTTCCATCGACAAAGGTTTTACCATCAGAAGCATTAATAATGGGCGAGAGTTTACCAGATAATAGAACTAGATTTATTGAAGCAGAAAGAATATTAAAACCTCAATTAGGTGACCCAAGTATGAGAGTATATGAAGATCACGAGTTATCTGAATTTATTGATAACTTTTTTTCAAACAAGCGAAATATTTATTCAGGGGTCAAATACACTTATCCATTTACTCTTGAAATGTATCCTGATTCTAGTATGGAAGAAGACTATAGTGAAGTTGAATTACCACCTGAACCACCAAAGGAACCTGAACCACCAAAGGAACCTGAACCACCAAAGGAACCTGAACCACCAAAGGAACCTGAACCACCAAAGGAACCAGAAGCTAAACCAGTAAGAAAGAAAGTTAAGAAAAACACAAAGAAAAAACGTAAAAATGTTGAAGAAGCAGTTAATGACACTGATATACCAATGGGTTTTGAAGGTCCCGTGCCCGGTTGGTTAGAAGGTTCAATGTCTAAAACTATCAAAAACAATAAAAAAATTAAGAATGTTATATTTGAATGTAGTGACAATCCAGAATGTATCGGCGTAACAAAATCAGGAGAAGATTGGAGTGCTAGAAGTGGTGAAGGTAAACTGGGTCGTAAAAATAAGTTAATGCCACCTGGCGAATATGAAGAAGAATCATATCTTAAAAAGGGTATAGAAATAACTCCATATGAACCTAAAGGAGGCAAAAAGGCGCCAAAGGCACCAACCGAACCCAAGGCACCAACCGAACCCAAGGCACCAACCGAACCCAAGGCACCAAAAGCAAACACAACAGGAACAGTAGAATATGAGATAAAACCTGAAACTGCGTTAGGAGGAAAATTAGTAAAAATAAATGGAAGAACAAAATATTCAGAAACTCAATTAGAATTAGTTAAAAAGGAATGCGCTCAAGAACCTACTTGTAAGGGTTTTATAGACGCCCCAGAAGGCAAGAGAAGTTCCAAGAGAAAATTTGTTACACGAGATTCAAAGAAAGAAATGGAATCAGAAGGTAGAACATCATATATTAAAAAGGGTGGTAGTTTAAAAACAAAGAAACGCAATAGTTACATAAATATGTCTCTACTTAATTCTCCAACTTTAAATAAAGACTTAAGTGTAAAAAAAAAATCTATTAGGAGAAATACCGACAAATTAGAGTATAATAAAATATAATAATATATTATCAAATATAAATGGCAGGAGGATTATTTGGCAGACCCTTTGTTTTAAATATTAAGTGTATAGTATTCTCACTCTTAGTAATGGCTATATTCTTGTATAAACCAAATATACAGAACAAATATGCAATGTCGGCTACACTTATTGCTATTTTTGTTATAGCATATGTAGCAATGGCTTGGTATGACTATTTTTATGATTGTCGTATCCTCCCATTAAAACGTGGTGAAAAATCCGTAACTGGATTACTAAAACCACCACCTCATATGCCCGAACAAACCGAGAAAGCTATAGCAAAAAGAGGATTAAGTCGCCACGCTTTGATGGTGTATTTATCACATATAATATTCATAGTTCCACTATTAATTTACATAGCAGTTTACAAAAAGAAAATAAACCCTATTACTTATCCTTTAATAGGAGCCTTAGCAATTTTTACATTAGCTTACCACGGATTTGAATTAATGAGTTCTAGTCACTAAGTTTATTTTTGCTTCTTAGGTTTTTTTCTTTTCCGCACCTATAGTAAAGTTTTTAATTATAACCTGAAAATCATTAACTAATTTCATTATTGTTTCAGGAACATCATATAAACTTTCTTTCTGTGGACAAACATTTAATTTAACACAAACTTCTTCAGGTGGAAAAGAAACACCATTTTCATCCTTTCCACCACAGGCAGTTGGTTTTTGACTACAATATTTAGCACATAAAAATCTAGCACCGCGTCTAGCACTACTTGAACCTTTATTCAATCTTTCTGGTTCACATTTATCTGGGTCACTTTCAATTTTCCCTCTAGCGGCTCTTCCTCCCATTCCCATTCTTGGCATCATTCCACCTTTCTTTGTTCTTTTTCTAGTATTTTTTATTCTTTTCCTGCTTAGTTTTTTTGCTGGCATATTATATTCTAATATATTACCAGATAAAAAAATGTTTGTATATTATATCAATGAAATCAATGAAAGTAATGAAGGGCGGAAAATGCGACAGATGTAGTTGCGGAAAACGTGGTGGAGCATATGGTTCCAGTAAAGGCATGTCTCTTGGATCTCCATTAAACAAAATGGGAGGTGCCAGAAAATCAAAATCAAGACGCAGTGGTGTTAAGAAGTCACGCAGAACAAGAAGAGTTAGAAGAAGATCCAACCGCGTTAAAAACGGAGGAAGCTTAAAATGTCCTGGATGGAAATTAAATCTTGATGACCAGATTATGGGAAAATCAGTAGTTGATAGATATGAAACTTGCGCAAATACAAATTAAATACGCATAATAGTTATTTTTTTATTGTTTGTTATATTTAAGTATGTCAGATTTAGTTTTAGCGACTGAACTCATAGAAGAGTTTGATAAAATAAAAAATGATTCTAATAAATTAAGTGTTCAAAAAGGTGGGTTTGTGTTTGGGTTAATTCCAAAAATTGTAGATTTATTTTTTGGTGTGATAAAAGTTTTGGGTTTTATATTATCTCCATTAAAACTACCTTTATTCGGTTTCAGATGGTTTGAAATAGTAAACGACCCTCAAACAGGAAGGGAAAAAATTAATTTAAAACTTTTTATTCCACCTGGACAGGGATATTTCTATAAGTTTATATGGTTTTGCTTGAAGACGTCATTCTATCTTGTTATATTTGCTCTTGGAGGTTTCTGGGTAACATTATTGGCTATTGGATTTGTTTATCTTAAACTAGCAAGCAAATTCAAAAAAATGAGATATGGAGACGATTAATTTATTATCTTTAATTATTTTAATATGGTATTAAAACCTACAGAAGTTTTTGAAAATTCAAGTGACCATAGTGTTTTAATTATTGATAATTTTCGTGAAGAAGCTACATTTTGGAATGGTCGTGAATTGAGTGACATAAGAGATTTAGAGCTAAAAAGAGTGTTTTTTTTAGTATTAAAATTACAGAGTCATAAGGTTTGTGGAGGACTTATTGGAAAAGAATATGTCCACGGAAAATTTGATGATATTGATGAATCTAGCTTATTAATTGTCGTTTTTGAAAATAACTCTAGAGTTTTTGAATTAAGAAGTAAAAAAATACCTTGGCAGAGATTACGTGGATTTACCGCGTGTAAAGTAACTAGGTCTAAGGTAATAATAGATTTAGTATGTGCTACATTTCCTAGATTAGGGACAGAATTAATCAATTATGTCTTAAGATATGCCGATAAATATAAAAAGTTAAATGTTCATTTAGATGCAGCAACAATTGAATTAGCTTGTAAATTCTATCCTAGATTTGGTTTTAAATTTACAGAAAAAGAAAAAAAAGCAAGACACGATAAAAGATGTAAATCGGATGGAACAATTGATTATTCAGGATTAGTTTATTCAAAAATGTATAAAATGTTAAGAACTTTAAAGAAGAATACAATGTTACAAAGTCAAAGAAGTAGAGCCGTATCAAGTAGAACCAGAGCAGCCAACACAAGAAAGAGAACCAGTGAATATAGAACGCCAGGAACCAGAAGGTCAAAAAGGAAAACCAGAGGTAAAACAACAAGATACTCTGGATATGAAACTAGGTTACCTCATATGAGAAGGAATTCTAGTATTAGTAATTCAAGACTTTCAAATATTCCCGAGTAAAATTACTTAAAATACTATTACTAATAATAGTAATACTATATGTTTGTAAGACCAGTTTTTATTTCAGCCCCATTGTTCTGGGGATTTCAACGTTATGTAGACCTAACACGATACAACACTATAGGAAAGGTTATAGAGTATATTATAGTTGAATTGCGTGACTTTCTAAGAAGAGAAAATCTTCAAAGTCTAATAGAAAATTTAGATGACCGTATTAGAACACACGGTTTTCATATTGAAAAAGTAACTAATTTTGAGTCTCTATTGATAAATTCCAATGAACCAATATATCTCTGCTCTCATTAATTAAATTAATTAATTGGTGCCGAATACATTCTCTCCACAGTAGTAGAGATATAAGAAACCATCTTCATCTTTATTGCTAGAATACAATTCACGTAAGCTACTAGTTGAAGCAGGCATGGTATTGTTACTAGTGAAAAAGAAGAAAGCCTCTGTTTCTGATAATTCTATTCTTTTTCTAATTATAACTGCAAATTGAGCTAATGTAATGTCATCTGGAGCCAAGTATTTACACTTATCAATCTTTTCAACAGATTTACTCTTTTCATCTCTTGAAACAATAATAGGGATTTTATCTGCGTATTTTGCAAGTATTCTCTTGGATTCAGCTTTTCTTTTTTCAAGACTATGCTTTTTCTTAAATGAGCAGGTTAAATTCATTTATATTATATACAAACAAATTGTTCTTAGACTTTTAAAAAAAAATAACAATTTATCATAAATGAGCTATATTACTGTATTTTCTGCTGGTATAATATTCGGTGTCTATTTAGAACAAAACTACAATTTACCACCGGTAAAGGTAGTTATAGAAAAAGGACAGGAATATTTAAAAAGTATAGAAAAAAAATAAATTGTGTATTTATCAATGGATTACAGACTAGTATTTCTTATAGGAAGAGGTTCTTTCGGTGAAATATACTATGGCGAACGGAGAGGAGAGTCACCTATGGCAGTTAAGGTAGTAAATCTTGATAGTATGCCCGATGATTACTCCTTATTACTCACTGAAATTCAGATTTTAACAAAGAATAAGTGCAAATATCTATTACAATGTAAAAAAGTGGAAATATCTACTGATGCTAGAAAAACCAATAATTTACTGTATATAATTATGCCTTATTACAAAAATGGTGACTTAGCTGGCGAGATTACTCGTAGGCGTGACAACAAGAGCCACTATTATCAAGATACAATAGTAAGATATATTCATCAAATAATACTAGGTGTTGATTACCTTCATAACAATAATATAATACATCGCGACTTGAAACCTAGTAATATTTTAATAACAGACCGATACAACCTAAAAATTTGTGACTTCAATACATCAAAAATAATAGAGGCTCCAAAATTTAAGGATACTAGGATGCACACCCAAATAGGAACACCATTTTATATGAGTCCTGAATGTGTAGATAACAGAAAGTATAATTTTAAAACTGATATATGGAGTATTGGATGTATATTATATGAACTTATGGAATTACAGATAGCATTCAATTGTAGTCACATTGGAAGATTATTGATAAAGATACATGGAGGGAAGTTTAATAAATTCAAAAAGTCTAGTTTTTATGCCAGAGAACTTACTGATATTGTAAAGTGTTGTATAAATATCGACGAAAACAAGAGACCTACTACAGAAACATTAATTGAAAATTTTATATTTTCAAATTCACCCTTTAAACCTTATAGAAACAACACTGAACTAGAGATTAATACACTTCAAAGTTCAATAATACCTAAAACCCCCAGTGATTTCAGTTGTGTAATTAAAACGTATTATAAACAATTGCGAAAAACTAATAGCAATCGTGACCTATCAGTAGATTCAACCAAGAGTTTGGTAATATCACAAATGAAAATAGGGAATAATGATGAAACTTAAAGACTAGTTATTATTTTTATATAGTATAACAATGAGTAAAATCAATTCATTGTCGGATTTATTTTATTTACAATTTCCCTGTAGTGGAGATACAGAAGCTGAAATGGAAAAAACAGTAAAATTTGCATCAAAGGTGAAAAAGTTCCGCCTCCATCCTATATTGCGTAAGATGGACCAACTTATGGCTAATCATTTTACAATTGTAGCCTACAGAAGTCATAACATTACTAGATTTCATTTATTTCTAAAAGAAATGAAAAGTGTAACCGGTAAAACAAAAGAAAATTACACAATAGAATACACTGATAAATTTAAATATGTTACAACTGTTACTCTATCAGATACGGTGGAAATACCGGATATTTATCATTATAAATCAAATAACACAGCGGCTAATATTGTAAAATTCGAAGATAGTGTTGAAAAGGAACACAATCCAAGTGGTCAAATGAATCTCAATTTGGAATTTTTCTTTGAACATTACTTTCTCAATGCTGGTGATGTAGAGATGGCTGCTCCATTATTTGATGAATATGTATCATTAGGTCAAATAGATGACTGTATATCGGATATGTTTAGTGGATTATGGTTTTCAAGTAATGATATTAGGTGGCAAGTAAGTTTATTAGGATTGGTTCATAGTTATTATAGTAATATGGGAACACATATACCATTTTTAAGAACAACAGAATACACTTTTGGTAATAAATTAAATTTTTATACAAATCGTTACAACATAAAAAATAAAGTAGAACGGATGTATTTTATTTCACTAGACGTAAGTTGTGATAATTGTGACACTAAGGTTACTAGGTTTTTTTATCATAATTCTATTTGTGGAGACTTGTGTCAAAAGTGTTACAATGAAAAACTAGAAATCGAAAAGAAAAGACGCAATTATTTGAAATATCTGTTATTGTTACCTGGAAAAAGAGTATTATTTAGTAGAAATGTTTCAAAAATGCGAGATAAAATAGCTGGTATGAAACTACCAAAAATTAAACCTGAAAAAAGATTGGAATTATACGAGCGTGTAATTTCAAATGTAGCGCAAGACAATCAACTTTCGAAGAGTAGTTGTCCTATTTGTATGGATTATTTCGTAAAAGGTCCAGCGGAGCGAGATATATCAAGTGGAATGTGTGGTCACTGTTTCCATACAAATTGTATTCATTCAACAGGTTCAAGTAGGTGTCCAGTATGTAGAAAAGTAACAGTTTTCACTCCATTATTCTTGGCATTGTAATTCACTCGTAGTCACTCGTAGTCACTTGCTTCGGCGGATTTAACAAGTTGTTCAAGAAGACTATAAATTGTCATTGGTCCTACACCTCCTGGAACAGGAGTAATTAAGGCTGCTTTTTCACTACATTCAGGGTAGTTACAGTCACCATATATTTTTCTATTTCCAGTGTTTTCATCTACTATGACATTTATTCCTATATCAATTATTACTGCTCCTGGTTTTACACTTTCTCCTCGGATGAGTTCTCGCTTACCACAACCTACAATAATAATGTCGCGATCACGAAGACGCTCGCTTAAATTAGTTGTGTATATTTGTGAGGTTTCAACAGTGGCACCTAATTTACTAAGTATTATACTAGCAGGTAATCCTATCAAGGCACTGTTACCCACTACACCCACATTTTTCCCAACTAGGTCTATATCACGGTCAGCTAAAAAATGAAGAATGCCATAAATTGTAGATGAAACCCAGAAATCAAGATTCCATAGGTCGTGTATTTCAATGGGTTCAGTTATTAATTTTCCAAGTGAGGAACTGGTTAATCCATCAACATCTTTAGACATAGCAATAGTATCTACAATTTTACGGGTGTCGTTTCGTATTGATTCTGGTAATGGTAACTGAACCATCACTCCGTGGACTAGTGGGTCTTTATTAAAAAGTGATATCTTTTCAGTTACTTGTAATGTGTCTATAGTTTCGGGAAGTTCAACTATTTCACATTTAATACCTACACTTGCACAGCGTTTTGCTTTCATCTGTGTATAAACAATTGAATCTTGTCTTGCTCCAATTAAAATTATTTTTAAAGAGGGAGTAATTCCACGGGATACTAGAGATTGTATCCGAGGAACTAATGTTTTATATAATCTACCACTTAATTCACGACCATCTAATATATTAGACATAGTTTTAATGAATAATTTTAAGTGTTTCTTTAGGTCGCTTTAAGTCTAAAAATACTATTTTATCGGAAATAATTTAAAAAAGTTTTATAATCTAGATTTATATTCTATGTCAAATAAAGATAAATCAGTGTGTTTCAATACTGGTGAGTATGTAAAATATTACGCGCAAATACCAGATTATTTAATGGAGTCAAGTAATGGTGGTAAGTTACATGATGAACTAGTAGATTTTTGTATGAATCAGGGTATTAATGGTGAGAACTATGATACCAGAACAATGCATAGTGTTCAATATTATTCTCCTATTCCGGAAGAATCTCCAGCAGCAGCGGGAACTATGCGCGTAACAAATGTAGTCGAATGTTTTGAGAGCACGCATAATGGAAGAAGTTATCATTTTGTATTTGGAGACCCTATACTGTATAATTTCTACAATATTGACACTAAAGAAAAATGTGAGTCAGTTCTTTTGGCAACTAATTCTTATTGCGTTTTCTCAAAGTCTTTCTTCGAGAAATACGATTTTGAAGTCGTCGACCTAATTTAGTTTTGTTACTGCGATGGCTACGTCTCTTTTTAGTTCTACGCGCACCACCACCAAATCCATTACCAAACCCCCATTCCATATTATTGGTGTGTTGTGTGGGTTGTGTTGGTGACTGTGGTGGTGTAGGCGGTAATGTTTGAGGTCTTAATTCATTTAAATTTTTTTGTAACTTTGTTTTTGAATTACGTTCTATTTGTATTATTTCTGCTTGTTTATTGACTAATTTTTCTTTTATAGTTAATTTTTGTTTAGTTGAAGCATGTTCTTGTCTTAATTTATCTAGTGTTGATTCATGTTCCTGTCTTAATCTATCTAATTCTGTAGTGTGTGCTTGTTCTAATCTACCTAATTCTGTAGTGTGTGTTTGTCTTAATTGTTTTTGTGCGTCAGTGTGTGCTTGTTCTAATTGTTCTAATTGTTCAGTGTGTTCTTGACTTAATTTTTTTAATTCTGCTCCGTGTGCTTGTATTGTTTCTTTGTGAGCGTTTATTCTTTTTACTTTTTCTTTTATTGTTTCTGCGTGACTCATAATTCTTCTCACTAAATCATTTACAATTCTATTAATTACAATAGCATCTTTACCATATTTATTTTCTGTAAAGTAATTTTTTACAGCTTCAACTAACATATTTGTGTTCAACCATATAAAATCTTTTTCACTGCAATTTTTTAAATAATCAAAGTTTAAACGTTCCTTACCCTTTATAGTTCTATTTGTTCTAATACCAGAATTAACTTCAGTTTGTTCTACGGTTACATCCAAACACGGACTATTATAGTTGATCTGATTGCCAAGATTTCCCATTATCTATAATAATCTAAGATTATAATATATGCCAGAGTTAAAACCATTCAAAATAAATAAAGGTGGTCTTCGTAGGTCACTAAAAGTAGAGAAAACATTCAAGTTTTCTATACCAGAATTAAAGAAATTAAGGAAAAAAGTTGAATTAGGAAAACCATTCAAGTATAATGGTCACCGTGTTGAACCTACTCTCAAACTAAGGAAACAAGTAATTTTCGCAATAAATTTAATGACAATGCAACGTAACTGGCGGAAACGCACCAAAAAACTGGGGAAAAATTAATTCACAACTACACCTCTCATTTGCCAACTAGCCATTTCTCCATAGTGAAGATTTGTGCTGTTACAACGTTTAATGCTAGTCAAGTTTGTATCCCATCTGAGGAATTCAGGTCGCAATAAACCTCGGTCTTGCCCCCATAGACAAGGATTCAATTTAATGTAGTCTAATTCGTCATACCTCATATTAGAGTTGCCCTTTCCACTAATGCTTTCTACATGACACAGCAAGTCACCTGTATCAGCATTGTATAATTCTACGTCAATACACATTGGTGCGTGACAGTGTGGAGCTGCATAAATTAATTCAAAACCTCGTGATTTCCCAATGTATCTATGGTCAACCATATCACGAACTTGCCATCGTGCTGTAATGCTATGAACACATTCCTCAGGTGGAATTCCTGGCTCACATTTAGGAACATCGTATTCTCCACTGTAGGCTTCAGTTTGATAATATGCTCTAACCATACGCCTTTGTGTAGAATATTCCTGGAAATAAAACCTGAATTTCAAGTGGTAACTCATATCACCAGGAGGTTGTGTCTGATTAGCATCCAGTAAGACCCATTTGTGATGACAGCAACTTTGACCACCCTGATAAGTTTCAATGTTACAACTGGGATTTTTCTGTCTCACCAAGTCACCACGTGGTTCAGGCATACAGTTCTTCTGGAACCTAATACCATTTATTTTTCCAATTTTAGCACTATTACAAACACAAGTATAGGCATTTACACCCTGAACTCGCAAGATTTCAGTGCCTTTCAATTTGTGATAAGCGAACTTAGCACCAGAACCAATAGCACTCATTGTGTTAATATCACTTGCAACCGCAGTAAAATTATAGTAACCAGTAGCTCTTACACTAGCATTGCGCCTGAGTGTTACCCTGCGAGTATTTCTATTCATTGAACTACTCAAAACCTTAATTTCGGGTTTCAAGCGAACACCTGGCGCGTGATTTCCCAGTTGTTGCTCAAAAACATCAGAGCCAGCAGAGTATCCTTCAACTACTATAGTATAAGGTTCATCTGCCATTGATGTAGCTCCAAAGGCAACACCAAACCAAACATCATTTGGTCCTTCTAATGTAATATCAATGTAACCCTTGGGACTATATTCAAGATTAGCAGACACACCTGTAACCGTATCAGTTAAATTACCAGAGTAACCTACAAGTCCAGGGAATTTGTTATTATTTCCACAATTAACACTTGAGGTGTATTCATTGAAATAATTGATTCCATTCAAGAAACTACAACCTGTGGGAATATGGGCGCTTGAAGTTACCTTAGGTGTGGTATTATACGGAGACAACTTTTCACAATCAAGTGCATTACTTACAACATTCTTAGAGCAGGTATTGGCAATACGATATTGATAATTATATTCAATAGTTTTTTTAATTCTTGAAGTGCAGGGACACTCTAGTAATCCTGAATAATTGGCATTAGGTGGTGCTGCACTATTCATAGGCATAATACCTGGGTGAAAATGTGTATCATTGATGTATCTTGGGTCACGGTTCCTAGTATCGATTTGCATAGGTTGAATATTAAAGTATTTTGGACTATTCAATAACTGAGCATATCCATTTGGATATCCGTGGAAAGAAGCACGGAATTCTCCACCATTTGCTTCTGAGAAATACAAGGCATTATCATTAAATAATTCAGTGGAAAGTGTATCACTACGATTACCTAACCTGAAAATCTTGTGGGCACCGTGATTATATTGACCTAGGTCATCTGGGTCATATTTATTGTTCTCTATTTTTTGAAATGAATTTTCGCTGTTTCGCAGGTATGCTTCATAGTGGTGATTATAGGCCCAGGTAATAGGAACACTTGAATCAGCGGAATTATTGTGACGAAATACCTGGTCTACCTCGTATCCAACAATAGCGATTTTCTTGCCTTGAAATCTAGTTACAATATGTTCGGGAAGAGGCACAGGAGGCATCATTGTCCAATAAACCATAGCATATTGTGATGTAATAACTGGTGAATATACCTCAAAATATTCAGTTGTTGAATTGATATCGTAGTATTGAGTTGAAAATTTAGCTGGGTCAGTATAATTAGGGTTTGAAATTCCATAAACATCTCCATTCATGTTTGGGAACGCGCAAGCCACAATTGTAGTAAAAATATTCATAGTTTAATTATTTTTCTAACGATAGATTTAAGTAATCTCAATTATTTTATCTTATTATTATAATAGCACTTAAAATGAATTTTACAATGCGAGAATATTTTCAAGATTCAAATTCCAGTGATTTCGATGAAGCTTATGGAAGCACTGGCGGAAGCAGTTCCAGTAGCGGAAGCAGTTCCAGTAGCGGAAGTAGCAGCAGCAGCGGAAGCAGTTCCAGCAGCGGAAGCAGTTCCAGCAGCGGAAGCAGTTCTAGCAGTGGAAGCAGTAGTTCCAGCAGTGGAAGCAGTAGTTCCAGCAGTGGAAGCAGTGGAAGCACTACTACTACAAAAAAGAAACAAACCGATAAAGTCGTAGCACAAGGTTACGGTTCAGACCTAACAATGTGGAAATTTTTTGGTTTAGACAACTTGTCCAATGAACAATTAGGATGTATTTCTGATAAAGGAAACAAAGCATTGAATTGCTTAAGTGATTGTAAATCAGAGCGTTGTCGTTATAAATGCACTGGTAAATTAGTTCCTAGTTTAAATGGATGTTTAAAGGTAAAACCCGAACAACCTGAAGAGGAAGAAGAAACAATTGAAGAAGTTGAAGAACCTGAATTAGAAGTTGAAACAAGATTTATGTTTAATCATTTAGATAATATTCCAAATGAAGGCAGTTACATAGGAGACCAATTTTCTAGATTCACCCCTATTGAAGGAGATGCATACACTGTAAATATTCAATCACCAATTTATCCTAAATTAGCAGAAAACTTATTAAAAAAAACACAAGGTCGTCGTGGAGAATTAATCTACAGAGAAGATTTAGATGAATTAAAAGGCAGCTGTAGAAATAGTGGTGGTTTTTTAAGAGGTGGAAACCATACCAAAGATTGTTAATTCATTTAAAGGTAATTAACGTGATATATTTACATCCAATGACTGAAAAAGTTTATCTTAGAAAGTGTGAATTCTACTCTGTAAAGAGAGCATCTAATCCTATAGAAATAGATGTAGATAAACTTAGACAATGTAACCCCAAATATACTGGAACAACCCACGATGATTTAATAGAATATTTAACAGAGAATGTATTTGATAATTCTGATTGGGAAGAACAAAACAAAGATATTTATAAAGACACTGAAATAACAGGAGAAGATTTATATATAGAAAATGAATATTTTGATTCAAGAGAAAAGGGGGCAGATGAGTGGATGGAATTAGGAATTCCCGATGAAAGATATACTAAAAATGGATTTTTTAAAACACTCGTATCAAGTTCATAAGTCCTGTATATACTCTAACTCTAGTGTGTCTCCCGGTTTAATATTTTTATCGTTAGTGTAACCGTTATTAACTTCAATAGCGTATCTAAATGGTTTATCCAAACTTCTTGTTTTTTTTGATTTAGGTTTCATATCGTGTATGATACCAATTACTTTATAATTATGGTCTAAACATATAATTTCCAATGGAATAAATGTGTTTTTCATCCAAAAAGTAAATATACCATATCTTCCGTAGTCAAAGAGTAAACCAGTATCTTCTCGAAGAGGTTCTTTTCTATACATTAATCCCATTTTTTTATCAATTGCGGTTTTCACTTTTAATTTATGAGTTAAACCTGTATCTAAATTTAAAAAATCTTCACGTAATACTAGTGTTTGATACTTGTAACGTAATATTATTAACGCGAATAAAATAATTACTATTAACCAGAATGAAGAGGGATGTATCATGTTTATTATATTCGTTGAAAAAAAAAAATTATAAAATCAGTTATACAATATTATGATTATCGAAGAATTAAACTTAGACTCAGACGAAGAAACACTTGTAAATGTAAGTAACTTAGATGATGAATCACTACCTGATGAATATGATGGCGATGTTTTCTATTCCTATCCATACTATTCAAATGACAATTTTGATTATCAATTTAGATTAATTCTTTCAAGTGAAACAATTAAATTAGAAGATATAAAGAGCAATGAAACTGACCTGAATAGCACAGATTCAATAAAAGTTTTGCGTGAATATCCCGAACTTACATTTGATAAGGGGTTCCAAATGATACAAAATATACAAGACATACGAACTGGTGAAGTTATTACTTTGGAAAATGATACAATCAATTACTCATTTACACGTGAAAATGCCGAGGTGGAATTGGAAAAAAATAAAAAAATAGTATTAGCAGAGTTGTATAAAACTATAACTGAATAAAAATAAATATCTAGTAATACATTAGATATTATGAGTGTTTGTAACAGTTTCAAACGAAGATTATCAGAGAAAGGTATAGTAATTAAAAAATTAGGTAGTGGTTCAACAGGAATTACATTTAGTGTGTGTGACTCAAAACCCTATTGTGAGTTTGAAGATAGAAAAAGTGTAAAAGTTTCTCGCATTTCAAAACATTCTAAAAAAAAGACACAACCTGAGATAGATTATGAAGTAAACTTAGAACTTATGAAACTATTAAAATACACACCTCATATTAATAGTGTTTATTCACAAGTAAAATGTGGTTTTTTCCCCAGTTTAATGGAAAATCAAAGCGATGAAATTTACTTTAAATATCTTGACTGGAGTAGCACCTGGAAACTTCGCAAAGGACATCCAATTACTGTAACAACAATGGAATTGGGTAATTATGACTTTTTTGACCACATTAATTATATATCAAGCGTCCAAGAATTAAAAGAATTAATGTTTCAGTTCGTATATACCCTAGCAGTAATTCAATATTATATGAAAGGTTTTAAGCACGGTGATTTGAAAGAAGATAACTTATTAGTATATCTTAGAAATGACCAGAAACCAGGAAAAATAAGTTACAATATTCTTGGCAAGACATTTTCAATTGATAATAAAACTGCACATGTAAAATTAATTGATTTTGATTTTGCAGC